TCTTTAACAGGTGCTGCCGGGGCCTTATCGTTTGTTGCCGGTGAATTAAATAAACGAGCCGGTTTGCTATCAAAGAACGGGTCCGCCATGAAATCAATGTCACCGAACTGGGTTGCAACACTGGTAACCTGCAAACCTGCTCTCGCGTTCATCATGCTGCCTGACACTCCATTAACATTCAGAACCTTGTTTGCAGTATGATCATTCACATAATCAGTGAATACAATCGGGTTTGCGATAATCTTATCCGCGAAACCGTAACGCAAGTTGACAATCGTGTTTGTTGCTTCCTGCATCAAGAAATCCGTTAAGATACTACCATCGGCATTAACAACTGCCGGGTCAGCGTAGTAAGTGTCAAGGATACCTTCAGATGTCTTTCCGGCCATTCCGCCATAAACATCGAGAATACCTTCAACGTGCTGTTGCCAGATTCCTGAGAATTCTTCCTCGATGCAGCTACTGTCGAAATTGGTCAATGCAACATCCAAGCTTTGTAACAATAACAAAGTTTTGTTACGAACTTCGAGTTCAAACATTGAATCACCCTCTGCTGCAATCCGCACCAACGTTGCGGGATGTGTAACCTGACCGCTCACACCTAAGAATTTCGTGATGATCGGTTTGCGTCTGTATTGTGAATCAGTGAATTGAGGAGTTTCTCCCTCAAGATTAGCAATACCGACATTGTTACCGTATTTCACCAACTGATTGTATTGATGTACGGTATTATAAATTTTTTTCTTTCCGATGTTTTTCCAGAATACCAACTGTTTTTCAGTATATTCCAACACCTTGATAACGCCATCCAAAGACTCCACTTTCAAGCCACCTCCGTTATTCAGAGTGTTGGCATATTGCATACCAGTCATAAGACCGGCTTCCATCGCCTTCAGAATATCCGCAGTTAAGAACTCTCCGCGATCGATCCCCGGAGCAACTTCATTTAAACCAATTTGTTCTAACATATTTTATTTATTTATTCTGATTCAATTTAATTACTCAACAACTTCAATACCTTGTTTACCCAGGTAATCGATGGTCGATTGAGATATCATCGCGCTACCTGTTGAATAAGACATGATATCGTTCGCAAGTGATTTTTTCAAATCACCGTCCTGTGCCTTCTCAAAGCATTCAGTCATGATCCGTTTCAAAGGTTCACGGTGTATTGATTTTGAAAGAACTTTCTTTCCATCATCGGTTGTTTTAACACCAAATGATTTTTCCAGTACCGCGCCCTTATCAACAGAGCGGAATGGCATTGGTTGGTCTCTTAAAACCGAAATCTCATCCTTTATTGATTTCATAATGGATTTCATTTCCCCAAGAGATTCCGAAAGATCAGAAAGGAATTCCTTTTGTGATTTATAGAAGTCCGCCTGTAATGCTTTCTCCATTTCATCGTCTTCGTCTTCTCTTTTTTTCTTTTTCTCCAACTTATCCTTTTCTTCCGCCTCTCCGGCTCTTTTTCCTTCTTCGTAATCGCGACGTTCATGTTCGCCCGATTTTTTCTCATCATAGGCGATTTCCTCTTTTTCAGTGTACTTTGATTTACTTAAAGTGGAAATCTCTCCGTTATCAATACTCTTCAAGATGTAGTCGTGTTCAAAATCCGCATCCATCAAAGCACTCACGACGGAGTCGCCACAATATTGATCCAAAGAAAGACCCCTCTTTTGCAATTCCTGCACTATCTCATTCGTAATCGGTTTCATTTCTTAAATATTTAGTTTCTAATTCTTACATTATGCGATAAAAATAAATAATTAATTTGACAAACGAAAATTTTTCTCAATCTTTTTGACAAAATCACGGTAAACTTTCTCTGAAATTAGGCCAGATTTAAAACTTTTCGTTATTTTTTCGATTGTTTTCACCTTGTACTGGGGTTTTTTCTTGACCTTGATTCTAAACTTGGTATCCAACATTAATAGATTTCCCCGTTCATCTTCCCACTCCAAGATCACCTTGTCACCTTCGTCAAAATCTTTATCACTTTCAAATTCGTAATCGATGAAATCAGCAGATTGACGTCCCTTGATAATGTCAAAAAATGAATTCGTATTCACCGGCTGAAAAGTTAGCGCAACGTTTGTGATCAACGCCTTACTTACTTTTCGGGGATTTGTCTTATCTCTTTCGATGACCTTCCCTTCTATCGACATTCCGGGTTTGCGGGTTGACCCCGATTCAGCCATCTGAATGCACTTATCCCAGAACGCTCTCGCTTCCGGTGATTTTTTCCACAACTTCCCTTTAACAAAAAATTTATTATCTTTCACCCATGCGTCGAGAGGTTCCCCTATCCAGAAACGCGATTTATTCTCCTTCGATCGTGATGTTAGGTGATCTAAATTTAACAGCCCGCTTTTCAAAAACCTGTCCAATATAAACCCATTGGGATTCATGGATTCACCCTCATCATCCTCGCTACTATCACTTGCAACACCCTCGAAAACCATGTTATCATACCGTGAATCATCATCAGTACCAGTCGATTTTTCTTTCGACCCCTTTGCTTTCTCTATATCTATAGGAATCCAGAAATTAAATTTATCTTCCATTATCGATTTCGATTTACTTATTATCACACGGTATGCTGACTAAATCTCGCGTATACCTGTGTATTCTTATCCATATTAAATCCGTACGTTTTGCTGTACGAAAGATTAGTTTCCTCATTCATCTCCGTGAAAGTATATGTTTAAATTTTCAAACGCTCTTTTTTTATATGTAAAAGTTTGCATGTAGATAGAATTATACGACTAACCTTTCCGTTTTTCTTGTTTTTTAGCGTTTCTCTCATCGAGTTTTTCCTTCACCCTTCTCTTGAATTCATCGTCGAATTCATCACTCTCTAATAAACGATTTAACGCATCACTTATCTCATCAGCCTCTTCCTTCGCGGATACATTCCTACTCTCCAATTCTTGCCGGGCGATCTGTTTCACCTCATCGGATTGCCCCGGTTTCTTGATCGCAGATTCAAGTTGTTGATCGGTGGCATTTGCGGCGTATTCCTCGAGAACTGCTCTTTTATCTTGAACCTTATTTTCAGAGCGTGACGTTTGATTCTTTCCCTGTTCATCTTGGTTTGCAGAAGATGAACCCTTTCCTTTGGGTCGCCAGCCCTTAGTCGTTCTAACGTATACCTTTCCGCCCCAAGTTCTTTCCTCTCCAATCATCGCAGCCCTCGCTTTCTCCAAAGGTTCATCGGGGATAACGATATCAACACTGTAAAACTTGGATCCCGATAATCCCATATCCAACACATTACCAACTGATTCATTCCATTCCTGATGGGTACCCTCCCTTTTTTCGGCTTTAACAAATTCAATTCTACCCCCTTTATCCTTCGCGAGGATTCTATACGGCGCGGAATTTTTATCTTTCCTTAAATACAATTCACATTGACCGTTCTTTAATATAAGTTCCCAGATTTTATCCTCAAGTGAAACATTTCCCTCAATCATAGGGATAACCCATGTTTGAGTATCAGAAGAAAATAACGAGATTAAATTTTTGGCATTGGTATTTTTCCCGCTATTTCTAAGACGGATCGCTGCGACTTCACGAACGCTGAAATTTCCTTTAGGTGATGTGAATGATGTATTGCCCTCTCCGTGATCTTTCTGATATATTAATTTGAATTCCGGGTCATCCTTCATCCTCGATTCAACTTGTTCATTTCTTTCCCTGAATTCCGTTTCAACAATACGATTCACGGATTCATCGGTAAGAATCCACCCCCGAGGAGTTTTCATATAGCTTCTACCTCCCCAAGTTCTGATTTCACCCATATAAGCCGCTCTTTTGGATTTTTCCATCATGCTTGAAATTTCAAATGAAGGGGTTCCCCGGGGAACCCCTTTTATCTTAATGTAACTGTAATCTATATTTACTTTGTTTCAACGTGGCGAGGAAATCATCGATCCAAGAAATCTCACCGTTATAATCAGGGTCGCCATCCAGTATCGCCCTTAACTCTTCCGTTCTTTCAAATAGAAGATCAACTAGTTCAATTGGATCATTCACATCAATCTGTTCACCAACAATCTCACCATCACCGAATCTCCCGAACTCTGATTGACCTGCCTCCGCGAATTTATCTTCGAAATCAGAAACTTCGTCGGCAAGTTCATCCAGATAAACATGTTTTGAATTATCCTCCTCGCTCCAATGAATGTTTTTGATCCTCGTTTTCACACCTTCGATAAAATTCAGGTAATCTCTGAATAATGATTTATCCTCGGAGTTTGATTTCTCTAATTCTGAAACACTGATTCCCGTCATTCGAAGTTTCCCTTCTGCCTTAATCTCTTCAACCATTGATTTGAAAAGTTCCGCGTGCTCAGAATCATCAAAACTAACGGTAACAGAAAAACCTGACTTCTCAACACGATCATCTTTTGTTTCACCATCCAATGATTCTCTCGCTATCACCCCGGCCTGTTCAACACCCATTCCTTTCTCAACATCTTTTTCACGCCAACTTTCAGGCAATTCGCTTTCAAGACCCAATTCCTTCGCTCTTTTCTTAATCCAAGACTTCACCTCATTTTTAGGCGTTGAAGATGCACCAACCAATCTGATGGCATCTTTGAGGTCTTGACTGTTTCTTATAGGGTACTTTCCATCGGGCATCGCTTCTCCTTCTTTTGCAAGTTTACCCCTCTCCTTCTCGGAGAAATATGTTTTATTCCTCGCCTTCTCAACCGCTTCCTTGAAAAACGAAGGAGTGATCTTTCCTTCCTTCAACGCTTTCGCGAGTATCTCAATCGTTTCAGGTCCCTTTGATTCTTTCTCTTCCATGCCGGTAAGTTTTTTAATATTATCTTTCATATTGAAAATAAAATCATATTTATCTAAATCTTTAAGTTCAATCCACTCAACCCCGTCGTGTTCAGTGCTATCGACCATCACTGAAGGTTGCTTATCATCAGTGAACGCCCTGTAATAGTTTATTGAACTATCACGATCCTGATAAAAACCGATAGGCGAAGGCTGAAAATTCAATTTTAACCCCGTCTCTTCCTTCAATTCGCGTTCAGCTGCATCACGGTGACTCTCACCGTAATCAACATGACCTCCCGGGATACACCATTCACCCCCTTCATCGGACTTACCTTCCTGTATTCTATGTAAAATTAGAAGTCGGCCATCGCCATCAAAAACAAGAACATCCGAGTATTCAACAGGACCTTCCTTGCCTTTTTGAATCAACTTATTAAATGTGTCCATTGAAATACTTCCTGATTTGAAAAGTTTTTTCGATTCAAAATATCTGTCAACGTTCTCACATTCTTCCATAATCGATTCATCCTTTCTTAATTGATCCATCTCTTTCTCAATTTTCATTTTCGATTTGATCAGATCATGTACATTCTGTTTATGATAAATCATAAACTCGTTGAACTTTGATAGTCGCTTTTCCTGTTCAATAATATCGCCCGAGATACTCAAATCTTCAACAATTGACTTATTCAATCTGAATGAATCCGCGAGTTCTTCTCCTTGTATCGAAATAACGTCCAAGCTTTTTAGTAGTTCAATATAACGGGCTACCTTCGCCTCGTCACTTTCATTCCGTTGTCCCAGTATTTTTTTTAACCAACCCATACTATAAATTGTTATACGCTATGATTTCATTAAATAAATCTAGCTTCATGTTATCGTAAAATAATTCGATGTTTCTTTTAACCCTATCCTCGGAAAAACCGTCGGATGCGTATAATTCACCGAGCATTATGTCAGCTATATCTTCTTTCGATATGGAATTAAATTCGCTCAAGGGTTTCCCCTTCCAATTATAATTATACAGTTTACTTTTTCTATCGTTTATTCTTTGACGAACTATGGTCTTCACCTTCGCGTTCACGGCGTTCTCGTTATTTAGATGGTTCTCCTTTCTTATTCTGAGAACTTCTTCGAACATGGTGAATTTTGCAAGATCAAATAACGCGTTTGTTGTCGTTTTCACTTGTTCTATTGTACATTCTTTCGTTGCACCCTCCCGGATTTCTTTCAAGATCGAAAGCATATTATCGTTTATCTCCGTTTGCTTTTTCATGTAATCACTCGCCGTACCTTTCGCAAGAATCATATCCGTCAACTTATCATTCTTTTTTTCCAATCTCGCCCAATTCTGGGTAGTTTTCCTGAATACGTTGAGGAATATAACGATCATAATCGCACTCATGACCACCGTGATCCCATTATCCGCTATAAGTTTTACCAATGTACTCGTCTCTTCCATTATTGATTGCAATTATGACAAATTTTTATACGTAAAAATAAGATTTTAATTCCGTATATACAATTTTAAGTATAAAAAACTTTGTCACCAACAATAATTTTGACCTTTGCACCCGGTGCTGTTTTTCTTTTATAATCAATCGGTTGCTTGAATGACCTCGTTTCCTTGTCCCAAACATCACCTTTCATGTATCGTCTCGCCAAACAACGGCAGTTGCCGCTGACACATACATTATCGTTTCTTCTAACAACCAATGTATGGTTCTTCTCAAGTTCAACATCATAAATAAAACCTTTATAAGGTTTTATTTCTTTTTTCATAACTTTCTCGTACCTGTATTTTGAATTCAGTTCAGCGACATTCCATTGGTCATATCTGGCAAGATAATCTTTCTTCTGTTTTTTACAATGATAGATCGATTTCCCTCTATTTTTAAACGAAGGACATTTCCCCACTTTTAATAAAAGTTCACCCAAGTCATCCTTCAATTTCACCGATGATGTTGAGTATATCCTTTGAGGCTTGCACTGATACCCATCATACAAAACACCACGATGAACCGTACCATCACCTAGAAGAAACGCATCAAGAAATATTTTAATGTATTTAGGTGATAATTCTTTTATGAAATCGGGTACGTATTTTTCATGCGCGTGACCGAATGATCGAATTATATGTATCAAATCCTTGTCATTCTCCTTGTTTAAGTTAAATTCAATCCTTTCTTTTGTTACGATAACATTTTTGAATAATGCCCTGCAACATTTAATTATTTTCTCTTTCGCTTCGGATTTTTTTTGGCTTATATTAACTCTTCTCCTCGGTATCGTACGATTCTTATCACCCCACTCTGTGAAAGAGCCTTCCGACAAATAATAACCTAAAAATTCACAAAACAAATTGGTGTCATATTTTTTATTATCAATGACTATAAAGGGGGTATCAATGCCCTTCCATGAAGGAATATACGAGAGGAATGAAAAATTATCCTTGATATCACTTTCGTTCACCAATGAAATATGTTTTTGCCCATGTTTCCTACCTACATGAACATGGTTCGGCGTGTTGGCGAGATCGAAACATTTTGATTTCCGGTACACCATATCACCTTCATAATACTGATTAATCCACGCCACCGCCGGAACGTATTCTCCTTCTCCTGTTTCAGGATTAATTGATAAAAATAGTTCGGTTTTATCCAAATCCTTAAAAAATTTCCACCCCTTATTCGTTAACACCTCGACTTTATCATCGTAGCAGAACGGATGAACTGCCGTGATGATCGTCGGTTTCCAATCAGCCACCCTTCTACCGATATTCGTTCCGTTGCCAATTAACTCCTCGGCTGTGAATAATTTAGGCTCGCTTCCTATTCCGGCCGTCAAATATAATCTTATACAATGCCTGCAATTCCCACTCCAAATTGATTGACCATTTCTCCTTATATATAATGTCGAATTCTTTTTTAATTGTAAACAACCAACCTCACCTTTCCAATTATCAATCACATTAAAATGTCTATGTATTGAATTGAAATGCTTACTCATCAAAATGCCCACCTTATAAATTAACTGTTTGGTCGTAAATGACCTATTTCTTTTCTTTGAAAATGTTGTTACACCCCTCTTATCAATAATTTTCAATGAAGGACGATAACCACACTTTAAAATTATTTCCGATAAATCATCGGCCATTTGTTTTGATGACGTAACAATATGGCGATTTCCATCTATAAAAGTCTCACCCCCACCGAAACCATCTCCTTTCCAATAGGATAACAAAAATTCAAAAAGATATTTTTTCGATAATAATTTTATTTCTTTTGGAATTGTTTTCGTACACGCTCTATCACCCAATGATTTTAACCATTGAACAAATGGATCATATGATTTATCTAACAGTATTGTGAAACGACCCCCAAACTCTTTATATGCACTATAATAAACATTAGTCTGAAATGTTTTGGATAAACAATCTTCAATTTCACTAAAATTCTTATTTTTTGACTGGGAGATGCATAATTGTGTTGAATTACAATGCCCGTTCTTATCTTTCTTTCTTAACGTTAATGAACCCTCGGATAAATACCAGCCCATCATTCGAACGAAAGAATTGGTATTAAATATTTTACCCGCGATCTCAATCTCCTCACTCTCACTTCCTGCCCAATTATCAACCGTATAATACATATACGCCCGCTTTGTTAAGGAAGGAACCTCCGAACTATCAATTAATTGATTTTTTGTATAAACACCTTCTTTTGGATGGTAATCTATCCCAATCAATTGTTTATGATTGGGGGTGCAGATCATATCAAGAGAATGGTGTTTATATTCATTCATCTCACCCTCATACCAATATTGAATTTTACTTTCAATCTCGGTATACTCCAATGTATTCGTTTCAATGTTAAACGAAGCAACTTTTTCATCGCCCCGAATATCTTTTAATAATTTGAAACCTTCATCGGTTAAAAATTCAGTATCATTAGTTGGAAAACACGCGCCCGGATATACGTCGAAGTAAATCAATGTGTTAGGCCCATCTCCTTCTCTCATATAAGATTGAACCCTACCCATGTTAAACACACCCTGATATTCGGTCTCCACGATTCGATTCCAATCCCTCGACCAATCATTTAGTTGATTGCTTATCTTGGCAGCTATCAACTTGGTCGTATCCCTCTCAACAATTCCTCTTTTAACACCTTCTTTGATGGTGCGTTCCTGTTCCATCCTCATCCTAAGTTCAGAATCCGAGATATAACTGGAGATATCTTTTTTCATCTTATCACCCAACCCCTTTAGATAGCCATAAGTTCGATTACAAGCCATCTCATATTCCTCGATTTCCCTCTTGGAAGGTGTTTCGTATTGTCTTCTAGCGAGGTAATCAAGAAGATCTTTGTAAGATATTTGTTTGGTCTGATAATCGCTTAATTTACCGGATAAAAGACCAAACATCCAATTCGCCCAGTACGGCGGTATCTTTTTAACGAGTGAACCGGGATCTATACCGTGTTTTTTCAAATTCTCTTTATCTTGAGATGTTAGGTGACTTGGCCCGAATATTTTCCAGACCAAGTCAGCAAACCTGAAATCCACCAATGACAATATTTCCTGTATCTGCTCGTTATTGAAAATCATAATTCTTTTTAACGATTATTTTGGTTTAATAATATCAACCATTTTCTTAACAATATCAGCGAATAGAATGTTTAACTCCTCGTTAAATATTTTCTTGGTTTCATTCTCGTATCCGTTTATAACATCAGGGAAACGAACGGGATCTTTAACCCCCGTTCGTTCCTTTTTGACAACCGGCCTAACCGTTTTTATATCTATACCGGATACCTTCTTTTCCACGATCAGGTTTATTTTTTATTCAACAATATTCTTGCGAAATCTTCTGCCTCGGATTTGCTATCAAACACATGACGTTTCGAATCATCGGTGATATATTTATAGTTCTCATCCCAAACTTTCACCTCGAATTTACCATCACCTTCTGAAATTTGAGCACCACCCTTTCCCGGGATTTCCAATTCAAATTTACCACCGCCCTTATCTTCAAATTTAAAATGCTTATTATCCTTTCTTCCCCAAGAATCAGTTAGATTCTTATAATCATCACTACCAACTTTCACGGTATCCGTCCAATTCTTCTCGCCCTTTCTTCGATACTCAACAATCAAATCACCGTTAGGTTTCGTGTCAATGATCCGACCCTCGTTACCTCCGAATAACGGTACGAATTTATCTTCCCGTGCGTTACCAGTAATCGGTGTTGCGTACATCATGTTTCCCACCTTCGTCTTTGACCCAGTTGGAGTTGTCTCACCTTCCTTGGCGAATTTCATTTCAATGCCGTTCTGAAACCGACCATCCTTACTAATCCGTGTAAGAATCATTTCCTTCCCGGCATACATAATATGATCACCAACTTTAAGTTTATCCGTAACATTTTTAGGGGTTATTTTCTCCGGTTTTATAACCGGGTTACCCTTCGGTGTTGTCTCTTTCTTTGATATCGTGTACCCATTTCTCACTAAAAAATTCCACGCTTCAGTCTTGTTATCGAAATCCTTCCGGACATTCAATCCCTCCACTTTCACACCACCATCCTTATAAACACGAATATTCAATTGATCACCATCCTTATTGAAAAGTTCTAATTCTTTTTCACCACCCTCCAATTTATTCTCTTCACCCTCTTTTTCCTTGTATCCTTTCGGTTTCGGTCTCCAACCTTTCGGAGTCTTTATATATTCTTTTCCACCCCATGTTCTCACCTCGCCCATTTGAGCGCGACCCATGGATTTTTCAATTTCCTCGAGATAATTTTCATCCGTGAATTCCTGACCCATGGATTTAGCTGTAAACGCTTTTCTTTTTATTTCTTCTACAAGTGCTTCGTATAACATAACCTTCTTTATTTATTTTGTTCATCTAAAGGTACGAAATAGGTACCTATTCACCAACTATTTCGCGATAAAAAATCCTGTCAAAAAACTAACACCCACGCCAATCCAGAATAATCGTTTTCGGCGTTTTATCTTGTCTTCTAGCGTGGCTTTGTTTTTTTGATATTCTAGGTTTACTGCCATCTCGTTCTCAAGCCTAAAACGATAATCGACGTTTAATTTCAAGAGGCTATCGATCTGAATATTCTTAATCTGAATAAACTTCGTTAAATCCAAGTAGCGTACCCGCAACGTATCATTCTCCTCCATGAGGAACCTCCGGTGAAGTAGGCGATGGTTAATAACCATGACTTGCGGCATCGTTATGATAACGCAGGTATCGCCACCCACTTCAATCTTCCTTGGATAGTTCTTCTGACAGAAGCCGCACGTGCTCGTCATCAGTAAGATTGCGAAGATTGCGAAGTTTTTCATCGTATTCTTTTTTTAACCGCTCGGTTTCCCGTTTAAACTTATCAAATGATTCCGCCTCTCTCCTCTTCTGCTCCTCTATCACGCGGACCAACTCGCTACCCACGTTGTTCAAAGAATCCAACAATTTCCTGTTCTGAAACTCCTTCTCCTTCAAAAGCTCGGTGTTATCATCCTTCTGATCGCGGTTCACGTAAATGAATAACGCTATCAGAATAAAGGTCAGTACAATGACCAACCCTTTATAACTTTTTCGCTTGGTCGTCATTCTTGAAAACTTTTATCTATGAATTCACATGCACGTTCAAAAATGGGGTTACCTTTCATGCTTTTCTCCACTTCCTCGAACGGATTCGGAACACCCGCTTCAGGTTCACCCGTTTCATCATCCACGATCTGATTCATACCCTCACCCCCGAACATGGAGGCCTGTTTCTGGGTTTGATAAACCTGATTAAGGATGATATCCTTGTTCTCATCAAACTCCCTGCCGGAATACTTACGGAACATATCCTGCATCGAAACCATACCGGCGGACAATTTTTCACTATCAAGTTTCACCTGTTTTTCTTCGTCTTCAACCTCGATACCCGTAAACGCGAACTCCATTTCTTCGTCTAACTCAGAAATCAAGAACTTATTTATGATATCCTGCAGGAAGATTAACAGGGGGTATAAACCTTTTTGCTTACTATGATCCAATCTCTCTCGCTGACCTTGTTGCCCGAATAAATTCGCCGCTTCCTTGAATTGGAATCCCAGCTCGCTCGGATCGATTCGGTACACGGAACATAGTAGCACGATCAAAAACTTGGTCCAGTTATCAAATTCCATGTCACGGTTTCCCTTCTGCAAATCCACCCACTCTAGATCAAGACCTGCGAAAATTGGGATTTTGTGGCTATTTTCGGTACCCGTCAACATCTGACGCCACTTCTGTTTGAAATCATTTAACTGGGTTTGGTTTGTATTTGGTCCGTTCATTTTTATGAACCCCTTCGGATTCGAGCCATTCTTGAAGAAATTACCGTTATATTGAACACCATTAAGGATATACGTGATAATCTCAATTAACGATTCCAACTCACTTCTCCCGTATCCATTTTGCCAAATATCAGTTCCCACATTCCTTATCCCAAACCCAAGTTCCCATGGATAATACATGACATAAGTGTTCAACTGTTTGTTGAACACAATCTGCTGATCAAAAACTTGACAATATTTAGGTAGGTACCCTTTATATCTGTATTGATCGAATTGGTGTGCGTAATTGGGATCGACCGTGTCGAGAAAACGAATCATACTTCCATCAATCGCTTTGAATTGATGAAGCTCTTGTCCCCGGGTTCTTGTTATTTCAAAAGCGAGTTGATCTATCGAAAGTGAATCCTGCATGATCTTTCTCACAAATGTCACGAATGAATCGGGCATTTCCCATTTATCCGTTTCACCTCCATCTTCTAGAAATCTAACGATCCTTTCAACCCTTTTCTGTTCACCCTTCGTCATCTCCTTTGTATCCTCCTTGCTGTTAAACAAGGATCTTTTCCGTCGAATGGTGAACCCTTCTTTCTGTTCATCGGTTGAAAATTTCAAAAACCGCGTGATCTGTTCAATTCGAGTTGAGATAACATTCTTCACACAATACAGGTTACCCATTCTCTGCAGGGTCTGAAACGAGATTCTACTTAGAGTCTCCTTGTACCCCCTACCCGAATACGCTATACTATCAGGTAGGAAGAAAATGGATTTATTCTGCTCAGCGGATCGAATTCTTTGCTTTTCAACATACAAACCCGCTTCAATCGCCTTTTCAATATCATCCGAGGCTAATGAGGCCTGTAATTTCGAATTCAAGATGGTGGGGATTGCTTCACCCAGAGAACCCAATTCGCTGAATGACATGTTAGCGATACTCCTTATAACGCGATCATAATCGTTCGCGCTCTGATGTGATGCCGCTATTTTTCTTCCCTTTCTACTCATCTTTCTATTTATTGAATAAAACGGGTCTAACCCGTCATCGAGAAAGTTAGACCCTGAATATGTTACGCAACTGTGAACTCACGAGAAGGTACGATCACCATGGATGAGTTACCGATATTTGCCATCACCATCCATTTATACTTAACCCCCGTTGCGAGAGCGATTGATAATTGGTTAGATGTTGTCTTGTTAAATTCATTCGGAATGAAATCTTTCGTTGCTTCTACGACGTACACGGAGTAATCAGTCGCACCATCAACGGCATCCCATTCAAGATTAACCGGTGATGCCACCCCCGCTGCTGCAGCAGCGGGTGTCGCATTAACAACGGGTGCTTTTGATTCGAATGATAATACTTGACTTTTCTTAGTTGAACCGTCCTCCATCGTTACAAGGAAGAAGAAGTTTAACTTACCCGGAAGGAATGTGTTTTTCATTGAAACGGGCCCGTTAATAACCGTTAATGTCGGTGAAGTGTAATTAACAGGTTTCGTTTCCGGGTACACGAAGATTTCATAGAATGATGCATTCTCAACAGCAGTCCATTCAAACTCGATATCATCACCGTATTCAACAGGATCTGTGGGCGAGGTAATTTTCATGTTTTCATCCTCAGGTACACTAACCAACGTACCCAGGAATGTATTGTCCGACCATTTTTCCAAGGTTAGCTGTGCGATTTTAGCCATGTTGATGAAATCAACTTCATTGTACATGCCAACTTCGATATTTATACCAGCCTGTACAATTTCAGGTGATACCTCTCTTAACTCGGTTACATAGAACTGACGTAATGATTTCAGTTCATTTACATCGTAAAAAGCATCCGTTATATATTTAGCTGATGCCGTTTTATCACCGTTCAAAAATTTATAAAGTATCATACTACCGTTTTTTAATTCTAATTTCTCATTCTTATTGAGTGATATAAGCGTGATAAAGATACGGATTAATTTTAATAACTCAAAAATTTTGATTAGTATTAATCAATCACCTATTCCTTCCTTCTTTTTACAAGGGTTATATTTGAATGTTTCCCTTTTCCTATTACCCGGATACCAGAGGTGAAAGCCCGTTTACGGGCCAATATCTTTACAATATTAGATATGGATTTTAATTTATTAAAATCCTATATGTCTTTATAAATACCTATATTATCTTTATTCCCCCTCTTTTTTGGGTCAGTTGCCCCCTCTTTTTTGGGTCAGTTGCCCCCTCTTTTTTGGGTCAGTTTTACCATGTACAAAAGTTGCCCCCTCTTTTTTGGGTCATTTGAATTTTACCCCTCTTTTGATCACCTAATAGTTTTTGGTATTAATATACTGCATTGTAGAAAATAAACTTTGTTTATTCGTTTGGAGTAAGAAAAATAAATTATATCTTTACGTATTGAAATAATGGATCAGGTTTTACGGGTGTTCATTGTGCCCCTCTAATTTGCCTGATTCATTGTTTCATTAAATTAGATTTAAATCAACACAATGAATAAAAATGTACTTATATACAATTATGATTACTCCATGTTGGGAGTTGATTTAGAGGGTGAATTTTTAATATCATCGATATTAACCCTATCAAGCCAGATCAAATCAAAAAGTAAAAGAAATTTTCTCATTACTTATCAAAACAAATATATATACTCTCATAATCAGATTGATAATCTGATAAAAAAATACTCCTCTATAATTTACTGGGATAATGATTTAAAAAAATTCCAAATGGAATCTGAGAAATACCTCCTAAGAAAATCTCTGATTGAGATGAACGGATCAAAATACACACTTATTCCATTTTGGTTATTTAACATCGTGAATATCCATGGATTAAATTTCACCCAACTATATATTATAGCGCTTGTTTTATCTTATTTTTATGATAAAAAGAAATTTAACTGGGCAAATGAAACCATCGCCCGTAAACTAGGGATGGTGAGCGATTATTCCATAACGAAAAATATTCATAAATTACAAAATCTAGGTTTGATTGAGATAACAAGAACAAATAAAACAAATATTTTAAGTGTAACTGATAAATTTTTATTTTATGAAAACAAATCTAACTGAAGAAGAAAGGCTTAAATTACAGGAGAAACTCGGTAAAAAAATCAAGCAATATGAAACCTTGGCCGAGATGGTCCATGACCTCGGTATTGAAACCGCTGAACTTGATAATAGCGAGGAAACAGTCGCTCTCAGAAACGCCTATAACGAAAGAAAAAAGCAAATAGGGGCGATGAGAGCACAAATTGAAACGCTCGCCCTTCAAGCGAAAGCGATCAAGAATGAGATCAATGAAATCCAAGAGATATTAATCGGGCCGCGTCGAAAAAATCGAAGAAAACCCGAGGAAAATTGATATACTTTGTGTATCTTTATTGTTGAAAGAAACTGAGTTATTAACTAAAATTTGAATGAACATGAAAACGCGAATTTTTCTATTATTATTAATCGTGATTACCCTTATTGGGTGTAATGATAAAATGAAAATCTTTCCGGGAACATATGAAGCAGTCGCCATAGGCGGTACTCACCCGATTAAACAAGATAGCAGTTACAGCTACAAGGCGTCCTTCGCCAAGAGCACTATAAAACTCATGGATCTTCCTAACGGAAGACAACGTGCGCTTCTTTCCACGACGCTTGATATCTCTGACGGTAACTGGCTTGAGGAGGGTTATTTCGACGGACACGGTAATTTCGTGATTGGCATCTTCAACAAGGAAACTCTTGAACAGAAAAATGACACTTGTTTTTACAAGGTGAAGAAAGGTTACCTTCTACTCGAAGATAAAAAGAAAGTACTCCTACTTTCCGATTTTAGTAAGAGATTTAACGAAAAGTTCAAGCCGGGTGAGGCGAATTATATTACTGTCTATTTGTTTAAGATAAATCAGTAAATCATGACACTCGAAGAATTTATAAAAGAATTCCTGCCAAATTTTGATGAAAGATGGGAGTGTGCATCATCAGAATTGAAACAAAGCAGCAGCATTGAATTGATAAGGATGGGTTTCAATGTTATTCATTTTGAAGAGGCCCTTTAAAACTTTACCAACAAAATTTGCGAGGCGCAAAAAGAGATATGCGCTAGTGGTTCATCCGTGTATTTGAATATTAATTCACGACCATATCCCAATGAATTAATCGCAATAATTATCAAATCAGTACACCCTAATATAAAAGACCTATGAAAATAGCAGGATGCGTCATACAGAACCGTAATATTATAGAGAGCAATCAACATACCTTTCACGCAATTTACAAGGGGAAGAATATCTATGTGTCCTCGATTCACAAGCTTGGAAAACCAAAATACGATCATCTTACCCGGTTTAACATTTACGTGATAGATAACAAGACCGAATTACTTGATGTTGATTGCTATGAAGATTTTCATAACATCAGAGATGCAATAATATTCGCTCTTAAAGGAGCTTGTTTGATTAAATGAAAGGCATATGACAAAACAAGAAGCTATTCAAGCCTTGATGAATGGTGTGAAAATAGTTTTTATTTAGAAAAGGAGGATTAAATATGAAATGGGTGGTATTAGAAGAACATTTCGGAACGTTCGGCTGGACCAAGGGTATTCACATAGAGAACTCCGAGGTGGAAGCCAAGAACGTGGCTAGAATTCTAGTGGAAGGTTTCAAGGAAGGGTATTTTCACGTTCTTGACGTGTTACCCTTACCGGAATTTGAAGAGAAACACGGGAAGATAGAAACTGTTCCTAGAAGAATATTGGAATAAATTGAGTAATAAACAAATAAATAAACATGAAACCATTTGATATTGAACTAGCTAAAGCCGGGCATCCTGTTTGTACAAGAGATGGAAAACCCGTTAGAATAATATGCTATGATAGAAAGAATACTAAATATCATATAATGGCATTGATAGATAAAGGCGACTCCGAGGATATTGTGTCATATATCCGACAAGGTACATTTTATAGCAATGGAAAGGAACATAAGAATGACCTTTTCATGGCTGCCGTGAAAAAAGAAGGGTGGGTAAACGTGTTTATAAACGCTTCTTATTTCGATTCTAAAACAGCCGGTACAATATACCCAACAAAAGAGGAAGCGTTAAAAGATATTGATACAAAAAGTCCACATTATATCGACACTGTTAAAATAGAATGGGAGGAATGATTTATGACACAGAAAGAATTTCAGGAAAAACTAACCGAATTTCACTCTCAGTGCACTATTACATCAAACGGAAGACTTTACAGAGTGCCAGAATCACTGAAAAACGAGTTTTATCGCGTTTTGGACGAAAGATTACGGGATATTGAATATAATTCTTCATGCCTGATTATTCGAGGTGGTAGAAGGCCGAAAAGACGCGTTCATATATTCGGCGCCGCAGGTCTTTCATTCACCGGGATATTCTTCGTGAGAGTCGAAGATGAGAGCGGTCTGGTAACCACATCCTCGACGTTTAACATCTGGGTGGATGATAAAACCCTTCTATCTGATCTCATGAAATGGAAAGGTCCGGGAAAGAAATGATCAATCCCGGACCCGAAACAAACAACTCACATAAAGACAAGAAGAGATCATTTAAGTTTCTTCCACCATCCGAATATCTCGTAATTGTTTAATAAATTATCAGGTTCCCACCAAGTTTCCTCGATATAATTGGCCTGACGTTCGAATCCAACACGAAGATACGCGTCATGACTTTTATACCCCTTGCACCTCCAATACAGGTACTCGACCCCGTAAATGATGTAATAAAGGATGAACGGGATGATGATAAGCGACAACATCCACCATGATGTGACATCATAAAGAAAGCATGGAAGGAAAATGAGCACAGAGATTGCGAAGCCTAGCTGAACGATATCCCAGTACTGTTTTATATGGGTACCTTCGTGAGATATCGTTCTCCCACTCAACTTTTTCCGTTCGGTTATAACCACACCGAAAAACATCATCGTGGTAAAATCAGCAAGAAAGGTAAGAATTTTCGCCAATTTAGATTTGTAATAAATTTTCATAGATTCCGTTTTTAAAAATTCATATTCACGATGGATCGACCCATGTCGGCTTTCCACCCACTATTTTCAGTATTTGACCTTCGGTTCCATTATTAAAAGGTAACGTAGGGCCATATTGACCGTTATCTAACAAACATTTATCCCCGTCACCACTATGATCAAAAGATTGAGATGATGATTTCACGGTAACCGCGTGTACACCGTTCTCGGACTCAACGGAAATATCATATTCTATCGATGTAAGGATTAACGCGGTGCCAGTATCAAAGGTGTGATCTGCACGGAGACTCAAAATATCTTCCGATACCTTTACATCATTAATGATTCGAAGATACGTGTTTGATCCTATCATAACGATGTTACGGGCGTTGATCGCGGCTAACAAACTATTGTATTGTTCGTCGGTAATACTCTCCGTTTTCTCGTTAATAAAATCACAAAAGAAAACTTCGTTTTTTGAAATGTGGTCACGGAGTGTTTCGATATCAACCTTGTAATTATAAAAACCTTCCTGAACCACGAAATTCTCCTTCCCCGTGAAACTCCGCAGGGAGGGAAATTGACTTATTTTTATACCGTTAATCTCTTCCATGTTTATTTTTAATTTTTCTAAGTATTTGGCCGCTCATCACCATCGCCCGGAGAAGATCTCTCTTCAATCATCCTTCTTTTTACTTCCACTTTACAATACTCGGCGTACTCGTTGTAAGCCTCGAACTCGTCCGGCTTTGAATCCCTTTGTCGGAGGATGGCTAACTCTTCAGAAAGAGAGTATCTCTGTCGGATCATGCTATTCACCTCTTCATTGTAGCTAGTTCCCGTTTCTTCCGGTACTTCATCAACTTCCTCGAATTTACTTACCGTATCGCCCGGTAACAAGGTAGATCGTTTGAAATAAGATTCCGTGCCAAGCCTGTGAATGAACTTGCCGGAATCGCTGTACACTTCTTTGCTCGTGATATGTATCATGGTTTCTATTTTTAAGCGGTTGCGAATGTTATCTGTTTAGCTGCTGCGGTCTCGGTCTATCCGTGTAATTCCCGCTCGGAATAATAGAAAACTCCCTCGTGCCTTCAGCGTGAATGATCGTGGCGTTCGTTTGGGAATAGCTGAACGAAATTCCGATATCATATTGATTTACCGGGTTTGAACCACCTGCCTGCGGGTATCTAAACATGACATTACCCGATCTTTTTAACCTTTCTAAAAGATCGCCGAAAGTCTCTGCCGGAAGCGTGCCCGTTAGTTCTTCGCCTTCTACTATGTTGGGCATTTCCACGACATAATTGAAAAAATCAACTGGTGGGTTAATTTCCCACTCCCCGTTAGCCTTTATCGTGAATATTACCCTACTCCAATCACCATTGTCAATGTCAAAAACCATCTCACCATCATCTTCTAAAAAATAAACAGTGGGCATTGACCAACCACCGAATCGAATTATTTTACCATCCTCGATGCTCTTTTTTATTTCAGCCAGTTGTTCGGGCGTGTATATATAATTGTCGTCAAGGGGCTCTGGGATATCATAAACGCTTATTCCCAGCAAGGCAAGCGTTTCCACCCCGTAATTCTGACCGTCCTTGGCCACCGGGATAATCTCTGTCCCGGTTAGTTCTATCAATTTAGTTAATTGACTTATTTTCTTTCCTGCCATAATTAATTCTGTTTTTCAAGTAAAATTACCTCGTCATCTTCCAATAACAAATCATCCCCGTCTTCCAACAGGAGGACTTGTTCATCACCCTGATTCACCCGAAGACCGATTCCGAATCCAATTCCGATTGATGTCATAATCCAATTATTATATCGGATGTCGCGACAACTTTCCTTACCTGAATAGGGAGGAAAGAGCCGATGTTCGCCGAAATCAAAGCGGCCGGCAAAACAACATCCTCGTTTTGGTTCAGGCATCTCACCGTTAACGTACCCTCACTCAAAGGACAGATATAAAAATAAGGCAGGTCCACGTCTTTCGCCTCAACAGTTCCGTTTACCGTTTTCAGGTACGATACAGCAAATGAATGTACCCCCCCTACCACGCTGACATTTCCAGACCGTGGCACGCTTTTATCCAAGTTTTTCATCTCCAAAAATTTCCTTTATTAAAACACTAATCGTATCCGGGTTCACTTTCTCGTTCTCCCAGTATTCAATGACTTCGTCTTTTGTCCAGCCATTTCGCTCGAATTCCGCCTTCATGTAAGCGGCATCCATCTGTTCACCGTCTTTCGGTAATGTGAAAGGTTTCGCCATATCATCTAATCCAATGTTGGAAAATGGTTAGAACGAACCCTCCACCGAAACCGATGGTGTTATAGAGGTCAAACCGTTTCGCGTAAAGCATGTTGCAAACCCACATGATAACGGTCGCAACCAGTCCGGTGAAAGTTCCCAGGAAGGAACAGATCATGAAGGTGATCAGCATACAGAGAAAACCTTCACTTTTTAAGAAATCGATAATATACGTCATTTCACAAATCTTTTATAGTTAGCCTTATATTCCTCTTCGGTTCCCTTTCCGAGAACCGTGTTATAATACTTTTTCCAATACGCTGCCTGCCCGTCAAGACTGGCGGGGATCGAAGCCGGTTTTCTCAAGTAATGAACCCTCGCCATGCAAGTGGCAAGACGATCATTATTCTCAAGATCCTTCGCGTTGAATTCTCTCACACCCGCTATCTCGAGAATCTTCTCTTTCAAGGGGATTCTGTTATTGAGATAATTCGCGACAATATCATTGAACGTGGCGGGTTCCATCTGAAAGATTCCCAGCGCGGGGCCACCACCTATCTGTTTCCTGTACTTACCGAGATGACTTTCTTGCGCGCAAGTACCCATCAACAACTCGATGGCCTCCTCTCGGTTCACGGTCGGATAGTTCGGTAAAGATGCAATCTTCCCTAACGTGTCAGTTATAATCTCTCTTAATTCATTCGAATTCATGTTCCATGTTTTTATTAATTCACGGGAAAGTTAAGTATAAACTTTCAATTATCAAATAAAAAGTGAACCTTTTGAGGGTTCACTTTGAAAGAACTGAAGTTAAAAGCCTTTTGGGTGGGGGATTGAAAAAGTGTTGAGGAAATGTGTGGAATACCCACCCGCAAATATATGAACGCAAATTTTAATACACCGTAAAGATATTGAAAATCGGGGTTAAATCAAAATAAAAAGGGAAGATTTTTCCTCCCTTTCATGCTAACTGATTCACATCAGGTCACACCTTTTTATCATGAATACTGAAAACTAACTCTTTGACGTCGTAAAGATAAGAGTTTCATATCAAACAAGCAACGAGTTCTCGCGTTATAAGATGAATAAAATTTGTAGGGTGTTAGATGCACCCTACAAAAGATTAGAACTAGCGTGCTATCGCTAGGTAAAATTTTAAACGACCGAAAGGAGGTGTTTAAATGCTAACAGAGATTAAAGATAAATGTTTTGAATCGAGATATCAACAAATTCTCGAAGAATTTTCGAGGTTGAAAGATAATTGCCAACCCGAAGTTCTTCAAAATGACTCATCTCTCGCATTCAAATTACATAGTAAGTTGTATTTGCAAGAACTTGCGAGAATGATGGCGGGAAGGGAATGGTTGGAGGGAAAAATCTAAAAGAGAGGCACCAAAACGCCTCTCTAATTTTTATCCGTTTCCACGATATTGTATATTAATACCTAAAATAAACGGGCGAAAAGAAATAAATCCCGCCCGTTTACGTTGTAATTTTCAATTATCAGAAAGATATCACTCTCACTCTTTGTATTCAAGAACCTCTCGGATAGGTGATTCTTTGACCATGATTATATCCCAATCAAGAACACATTCCTTCCACTCCTCCTGTATGATCGAAATGGCGCCATCAGGGTTCTGGCTCTCAACGAGATAGTAGCGTTTGTAATTCTTCCTCTTCCCGCTATCGATCTCCTCGGAATACGCGACAGTTACATTGAAGAATTTCACCTCATCACTATCGGCATCACTTTTGATGACCTCGTTAACTTTCGAACGTGCGATGGAAATGACCTCGTAATCACTAGCATACACCTTCGCATGTTCAATCATCCGGGCTTCCGCCTCCGTGAAGGACATCGAGTCAATGAGAAAAGTGCGGGTAACACACTTTTCCTTACCGATCTCATCCACCTCCGACGTCTTGATTTTAACTTCGTAATACATAGTCCGGGTTATTTTTTAGGTTTCATACCCTCTCTTTTCTCCTCCTCCTTGACATCAATGCCGTACTTCTCAGCATCTTTTTTCGTTTCATCGATCTCCTCCTCGAGGGGTGTCTGTTTCAATTGTTGTTCCAATACCGTGTTAATGATCACATCCTTGAACTGGGCGAAATTGAACTGGGATTCAAGCACCGCCCTCTTCTCCGTTACAACTTGGTTGATGATCATGTTTTTAGCGAACTCGAATCCCAGGCCGATATAATTCTCGTTACCCTGCAATTCAGCTTTTAAGCGATCTAACTCTGCTTTTTTCATAATTCTCTTTATTTTATGTGTTAATTATTAAGTTCATCTTCGTGAACCTTTGAAATACTGTTCTCATCTTTTCCCACCGTTGAAGGTGGGCGGTTATTCTCATCGACGATACCCTGGCCTTCGCATAAAGGACATTCATCATCGTTACCACCGCATCGCGGACATGTTTTATACATACCGTTCACTTCTCAGAAACGATTCCAGATCCCTGAGTGATTTCATAACCGCGTCAATCTTGGAAATGAATTTCTCAGTCAGTGCCATTCCTTCACTTTCTACCCCCGGTTGTGTTGAAATAAATCTTTCCTTGAACTCACTGAAAGAAAGGATCGTGTACCCCGGTTTAAGACAGTAGGCAGGATAAAGGTTGCCGTTTTGTAGGTTGAAGAAAGGAATTTCCTCGAGAAATCTCGAATTTCTTATTTTCTGGCCCGTTACAGTTTGAAAATAATCTATACACGTGTCAACGTCGGATTGGCTCTCGCATTGAACGCAAACCGTGTCACCCACATCCGCTTTCACGGTGCTCGTTATCACATCGATCATGGATAAAAAATCTTTCACATCCATGTTTAGAGGTCTGTCTTTCACATCCTCGCTTGTGAGAACCTTTGCGTCCTTCACCGAGAAGAAAAACGGATACGGACCGTTACACGTATACTGTTTCTTAACCGGGTAACCGACTTTTTTGGCACCCAGAACCACGTTCTGCAAATCTTTGGGCTCACGTAGGATTATCACCCCGCCCTGATCTACGAATTCTTTTAAACTCATCTTTTTATTTATTCTATGTTAAAAACTAAAATATCATCTATACCTTTCAGTATCGTCTCTGCTTCCGCCTTGTTCTTCACCGGAACGAGAAAAGAAGTTCGTGAAGTTACGATTTTTATTTTATATCTCTCGCTTTCGTTTGAGATATGTGAGTATTCCACCAAGCTGTAAGAATTAATGGTCGAGATTCGAACTCTTGTATCGCCGACCTTGATAAAATAAGAATTACCTTTCATTTCACTTTATTTTATGGATTAAAATTTCTATGATCATAACGATGTTTTCCGATTCACGAAAAACCCCACGCCCAGGAAGAAAAATGTCAATGCCAACCACCAAAATTCATAACGAGGTTCCTCGTAAAACATGGGTCTCACACATTGAAAACAGGCGTAAAATGACGCCAAGCTGAGAAAAATTTTTATCTTCATAATTTTCAGTTCTTTATTTTGTTCATCTAAAGATACATAAACAAAGTGTATTCTCAAACTTTTTCATGAGAAATTATTCAAGAATTTCGTACCCGGCGAACTTCAATGAAGTCACTGAGATGTACCATTCATTCTCGGAAGGTACGCGGATAACACCGTTTGAATCCTGGGTGGCGAGAAGTATTTTACCGTCAAAATCTCTCCTAAGCTGGTAATATCTCGTCTTCGATTCATTTTCTTCTTGATGGTCTACCCGAAATTCAGCCCTTAATTCATCTTCATTCAATGACGAGATATAACGCGTCAGTTCATTAACCCTTGATTTAAGAACGACATTCTCTGCCTCCAACTCCTCGCATCGATTTCGTAAACGTGAAAGTTCACCGTATTCCTTCAATGTCGCCATCTTTTCTCTCCTTTTCAATTATCCTGATGATCGCATCCTGCCTGTATTTCATGTACAATGACTCCCATATCAGAACGATTAACAGGGAGGCGGGGAACCAATCGATTATACCGATAATTACGTCGATGATAAACAAAATGATCAATACGATCATCCACGGTATCGTCTCGAAGAAACAGTTTCGAGATATATCATTTCTTTTCATGTTCATTTTTCAATATTAATCAATTAACTTAAACACAACATTCTTCCCATCCTTTCGAAGCATCGCTTCGCAGTGACCAATATGTCTCATAACACGAACACATTCCGAGTACGATTTATCTTTCAGGAAACATTCTTTACACCCATCTTTCTCAATGCAAACTAGGTGAAGTCTCTTCCGTCCGAAGAGGAATTTCTCACCGATCTTTTTCTCGTTTTCCATGACATTCTATTTTTGGATGAATGTTATTATATATTATAATATATAATAACATTCAAGGGTTTCATCCTAATAATCAAAATTCGACCAGAATCAGTCTCTTCTCGGATATCTTACCATCGATTTTCTCATGTACCCACATGTGGTGGGCGCCGAACCCCCACTTGAAGTAAGTTTTATACCAATCGACTTTCTTACCCGAAAATGCATCTCTTAATTCACTCTCGTTCTCGCAAGCGTTGATGCGGTTCAATATGCTGATTAACACTTCTAATTTCTCTAATTCCGTGTAACTGATTCTGCTTTCAACTTGTGCTTTCATATATCTTCTTATTTTTAGTTTGTTAACTCATTATTTTCAACACTATAAAGATACACAATGTTTATCTATTCTCCAAATGTTTTCACGGAAAAGTTCATGTAACATGAGAAAATTATTTCACGTAATCATCCGGCCGGTATTCCTTACCGTTATACACCATCTTCCATCCACTTTGTTTCATCGTACACCCGATAGAATAGGGTTGAACGCCATGAGTGTCGACACCCATTTCCCTGGCGAAGGAAAGAGTGAAAGGAAACGCTTTCAAGTTATTCTCAGCCAATATCTTGAATCCGTGTTCAAGGATAGCACGAACCTCATCCCTGGTTTTCTCCTCACCCATAACCATACACAACCTACCGGAATGAATGAAATTGTGGCAGTAATGGCATAGAGGGACGATATCCGTGACGGTTCCCACCCCGTTCTCATAATCAAACTGCCACATCTCATGAGCTTCCAACCTTCCCGTTTCCGTCATGAAAGCGGGTCTCCCGCATGCGATACAGCAATTTCCACTCGATTGATACGCCGCCTGCCGTTTCATGTTCCACCACGATTCGCCGAAAACAACCCGGGGTGCCATCCCGTGTAAGGGAGTTGGAACGTTAGGCTGACATAATATTTCAGGCTTCAGTTTCATAATTTACCGAGTTTATCGTAGAATTTGTCGATAAAATCAAACGGAGCCACCTCGCTCTCATCGCCCAGAATGATGTAACTGAATGCGGGTATGATAAGACTGAGTATAAACACGATAGGTGAGAGAATAACTCCCAGGAACCTAAGAAAAATAACAAGATATCTCATATCATCTAAAATTAAAAAGGTAAATCTTCATTGTCGGGGACGATCTCTTTCCTCATTTTATAGTTTTCAAACGTTTTAGCGAGGAGTTTATGATCCCGGTTAAGAATGTTAAACAATTCAAACTCGGCGCATTCAACACAATCCCCGACAGGTAAAATACTGGGATTATCGTTGCCGAAATCTTTTCCCCTCTCATCCACGAAATAAGTCTTCGAAGGTCGGTGAAGGTAATAGTACATGTTTTTAGTCGAAGGTCGTGTACCTATATAGTGGAATGTATGACCGAAATCGAGGTACCTCTCACCTTCCTGCCATAACTCACTCACCTCGTCAACCGAATCCTTTTTGCATTCACCCACGGAGATGTGATGCGTTTCCCTTTTCACCCGGTCCGCGTACACCTCGTCATTATCCATGTCATAGAAATAATACAATTTCAATTTCTTCTCTTCTTTGAGGGGGATATCCAACTCATACCCGTTCTGATTCTTGTAAGATGCGAGGTAATCAGCCACGTTATTGCCGAGAACGATTTCGTTATCCAAGTTATCTTGGTGCCCTTTCACATGAACATACGACTTTAACACCTTTTCCGTTCGGTTCAATTCCGTGAGAACTTTTTCCCAGAGATCCCGGTTCTTCACCGGCCCGGCGTAACCCATCCAATTATTCTCCAACCATGAGGGCATGTATTCTAAGACGCTTTTCATGACGTACTCCGAATCCATGTAGAAGGTGGCGGAAATCGGTTCGTTCTCCAAGTGTTGGAGTGCTAGGAGAAAGGCGTGAATCTCAGCCCTGCCGGTTTTCGTGTTCTCCCACCCTTTCGATAACATCAATTCCCGGCCGTCATCCCACACCATGTACACACCGCTACCACCCAGTTTATTATCCTTGAGGGTGGCAGAGCCATCCGTCCATATTTTAACGCTTTTCATCTCTTTCAAAATTTAGATTGCAATCCTCGCAATGATAATATTCCATGTATTTGATCTTCGATGTTCTATCACTCTTACATCTCGGACACCGAGGGTGACGTTTCCGAAAAACCTCGATCACGTAACAGTAGGCGATAACTAAGATCACCCATAATGTAAACGCGACTGTTATCACGATGTGAACTATTTTGGAGGGATCGACATCAACCATTTTGCCTTCCATCATTTAAAATTTTTAGGATCGACGAAATAAATATCTTTATCGTACGTGCAATCAGCGAGAAACCGGGCCTCATCACCTTTAACTTTTTCGAGAATCACAGTCGGACAGAGGGTGAGACCGGTTCCTCGACTTTCATGTGCCTCGTGAATGACGGCGATGACTCTGAAAAATTCAACCTCGCGAACGTAATCCCTGCCATCCTCCGTTTGTTCGTTACATCCCTCTTCGTCTTGGTAGAATTCGAGTGTATCCTGGGAGATAATCTCACCGACTCTCGGTGTGAAGTTCACATGTCTCTCATCCATCTCTTCACGCGAGATGATGTTACCTTTACTATCTCGCTCTATCAGAGCCAGATAAACCTCTTGAAGAAAGCTTCCTGCCATTTTCTTTGTTTTTAAGTTGTTATTCTTCATTGTTTCAACACCATAAAGATATACAATGTTTATTTATTCTCCAACAAAAATCAGGAAAAGTTCATGCAACATGTCATTTTATCATGTCTTCATTTCTCATGATTCTGGTAAGTGTCATGTTTTCATGTTCACCCTCTTTTGGGTGAGACAAAACCCCGGTGGAAAATTTGACTCGCCCCTTCATAATCAACAAGTTAATTTTTCTCATGTTTTCGCGATAAATACGTTGTTCATCCCGAAATTTTAAACTTCGTTACCCATTACTGGTGTTACCCTGCGTGAAAGCCGATTTATATCAGTTCATGTATCGTGATTGAATTACCCGTTTTAATCAGGGATGATGTATTATATTATATATAATATAATACATCATTTTCATCCAAATAAAAATGAGAGGGCGGGGAAGCCCTCTCACTGTCAAAATTAGCGCTATGATAATCATACACGTCTCACGACGATACCAGTATGATAGACACTCTAAACATATCTATATAATAGAAAAGAAAATAATCAACTAACTATATTCTTTATATGACCGATAATATCGTCAATATCAATCATCTCACTGACGTGTTCATGGTTCAATTCCGCCTTCAATCTAGCGAAGAATGCCTGACCCAGTTCATCGTCATCCCCGAACATGAACCTACACGGTTTCGGTAGGTGTTTCATGTACACTAGAACCTCGCACTGGGTGTACCCGTTGAACCACCTTTTCTTCGTCGATGGGTTCATCTCGACCCCGTAAATATCTGATTTTCTGATCATTATCTTCTTCGTCATACCTTGCACCCGTTAAATTTCGTTAAAAAATGTAATCGTTCATCCATTTAGCCCACATTACGATCCCGGTTAAAAGGGCGATGATGATGATGGTTACCGCTATCAAACCCACGGAGATCACCGCGATCTTTTTCAGAAAGTTACCCATCTCTTCCTTGAACCTCTTCATACACCCTCCTATTTCTCAATGGTTAATCCCACACTCCTCATCTTATCCACCAACACACCTTCCACGATTTCCCTCATGTTGAAGAGGGTTTCGAATTCCCATCCCTTACCCATCCGGGTGGCCCTGTCTATTCTCTCTTTCAGGTAATCCATGATGGCTTTCAGATCACTGATTGATTTCGTTTGTAATTTCTCTTCCAGCTTCATAATTTTCTTCTTTTTCGTTCTTTCAATGTCTAAAGATACACAATGTTTATTTATTCTCCAAATTTTTCTCTGAGAAAATAACGTAAAATTTGATTTTTCTCGTTTTATCTCGTCTTTCCCTTCCTCCCACAGATATTCTGATAGAATTACTCGATCGTTGACTCTTCCCTTTTCAAAGACGAGATAAAACTACTTATCATCACCTCCATCGCCGTCCTTTTTCTTTCCCTTCATCTTGTGATACCGTTGCCTTCGATACTCCCTCATCTTCGCGGTCTTCTCATCTTCCGGACCCCTTTCCACCTTTCTCTGACGGTAAACCCTTTTCGTAATATCGTTCACGGAAGTTATCTCCTTTTTATCCGCGTCAATTTCTTCCTTCGAGGGGCCTTTTCTCAACAGTTCCAATAACTTGGATCGACCCTCTTCCACCCTTGCCACCTCTCTCTCTTCCACGACGATAGCGTCCTCGATGGGTGATATTTCGTTAGATTGTGTCATCCCCCTTCCCGCCAGTTCATCCCACGATGTGTTCCGGATTATGTCACCCGGCAGTTGGATATCCTTGCCGTCGAGGAAATTCGCGTTGTATCCGTTATGATCCTTGTAGTACGAGGACGCCAGTTGCCCTATGATCGTTGCCGGGTTGATTCCGGCCTTCGCCGCGACTAACCCTATCACCATCATGTTAATAGGGAGTTTCTGGAGAGCCTCCGCCACGTTATCCTGACCGTGAATCATGGCGTTTATATCGATCTTCCCATCGACCGTTAAAAACAGCTGTTCACCCTTACATTCTTTCCGTGCCTGTTCCAGAACTTTTCGTATCTCCGTTGAATACGAGATCTTCTCCTCTTGACTGAACTTCATCCTCCATGTGAGAAGTAACTCATTGAGGACCTGTAATCTACCAGTTTCCGTCGCTATGAAGAAATCCTTCTTCGAATCTATGAATTTCAGCTTTCTCCTCTCTATCGTTTCCCGGTTATCTTGGTAGAATACTTTCAACAAAGTCGGTGATACCGAGTATCCTTTCTTCACTTTCAGGACGTTAATGATATCATTAACGGTGTAGAACTGGGCGAACAAATCGATGATTTCATCCGCGTGTTCCACGATCGCCGGGCTGTATTTCGTTCCGAACAGACCTTTGATCTTACCTTTATGGGCACTCATCCTTCGTATGATAGGAAGGGCGTAGGTGTTCCTATGTTGTACCGCGGCTTCCGCCTGCTCATCGGTTCCGCCCTGTTTCTTGACGGATAATCTCACGTTCACTGTGTTAGTGTCGACCGAGCACTCCACCCCCTGCCGGTTTGTGAAATGGAAGTACCGTTCCGGGAACGTTTCCCAGTACCGTTTCAGAAGCTCATATTCGATGTAATGTTCTTGGATTTCATCCTTCTGACCTTTTATGTAATCAGGGAGGTTCTCCCTAATCGTCTCTCTTAATTCTTGTATCTCCATATGATGTGTTACTCTGATTTAATAAGTAAAGATACACTTTTTACACTAACTCCCCCAATAATCCGTCGAATTTTCACGAATCTTCCTCGCTGTTATCACACACCTCGCCCACCCTTTCAAAGAAGACTTGTTCATGATCATTTCTTTCCGCCGAATCACACGATCCCACAATTTCTGACGTGAACACCGTGCAGGAAGATCCTTTATCAAAAAAATAACATTTCGTACAATCACTTCCTTTTGTACACCTTAACAACACCCGACCTAGCTCGAATATCGTACCCACTTTGAATTCTTTAACCATTGTTCTCTTCTTTTGCTTCAATGAATATCACGTTCTTTTTATCACTTCTTTCATATGGAGCACACCCGCCAACAAACTCATTACATGGGGATGTCTGTGCTAAAATGCAACCGACACAATCGTCGTGTGACACCTCAACGCATTTCAGTTTAATTTTCCCGAACTGGAACACTTTGCCTACTTTATATTCTTTCATGATTCATATCGCTTTTACTGAGTTAAACTAAAATTTTTCCTTTATACTTATCAAAAGGTGATTCTACATAAAGTTCCCATTTACCAATAAACCTATTTTTAAAGACAACCTTTGCAAATTCAATTAATTCATCGATGGAATTAAACCGTTCTGTCAAATCTCCAACTTCTTGATAATTGAAACGAACATCAGCTTCACAACGTGCTTTCTTATCCGTCTCCTTATCTTCTTTCGTGACAGGACGCATAAGTTTAAGAGTATAGGAATCACTAGATAGAGGAAAATCTCTTTCCCAAACATACGATGACATAGAATGTCCGGGCTCCCCGTCCACTTCCATGTAAACGCCCTGGATATCCAATGCCCCGTAATAATGTATGGCGTTGCAGCTTATTCCCCGGAATGTGCTTATGCGTAATGTAACCCTCCTTATCATGTTGGAAGGTCTCTGTCCCCAAGAGGGAATCGCATGAAGGGACTCTCCGGGGATGACGGAATCGAGTCCGCAATCATCAGTAAATACATCCGGATAAATATATTTTTCTGATACGCTCCTACTCACTATTTCTTGTAATTCCATGATTCAAATTATTTTAATTTAAGTGAACTCCAATCCCTGTTATCCTTGGATGGAAATATCAAACATTCTCCGTTGGTGTTGTACGCGCCATCCTTATTTAACACCATTCTATCATGGCTGTCACTGATGATTATTTTACCGTATACTTCATCAAGATAAACAATACATCCACCGAATATTGGAGACCAACCCTCGAATACTCCCAATTCTTTTATTCTATCATATACTGTCATAATTAGCATCCTTTAATATTCGATAAAACCTTTAGGAAAATGTTCTTTATTTTAACTTCTCTTTGAGTGGTGCTTCTAATTTCTTTGCCTTTTCTCTCATTGACATCCCGATCTCATCTATGTAATGTATGATCAATTGTGCGTCATCGGTAGAATACACGCTCCAATCGCAATTATTAACCATCTCGTCAACGAGACTGGCAAAATAATTGTAAGCTATTGATTTCGCCTTTCTCTTATTCATAAAGTCAGTTTTTATTTCTCTTGATTTTACGTTGTTTCCTACTTATTTTCTTCTTACCCATATAAGGTTTAACCATTTTCCCGGCCTTTATCTCACCACTTTGATTATCCTTATAATTAACGTTGACATCATTAAACACAGGTTTCGTGATGTCGAAAGGATTCCTTTGGGCTTCACAGGCTGTCATCAACATGAATACACCCAGCGATCTTAATAAATTAGCCATGATTATATTTCTTTTTAAGAACGGCCGATCTCCTTGATTTACCCAACTTGCCGAAATAGAAAGACTCTAGTTTCTGATATTCCAGCCACCTAGCTTTTCTTTCTTGTTTCCTCCTTTCACGACGTCTTTCACGACCGCTTCTGAAGTCACGGGGCACCAAACCCTCATCACCTTTATACCTCCTATTATTTTCCATCTTTCGTAAGATTTGTTTTTGAATACATTCCAGATATAACACTCTTTATCTCCCGGTATGATCTCTCCTTCAATCTCTTCTAATTCATGCCGACTACCATTTCGACGCAAGTTTAATATGCGGGCAGCTTCTTCCAATAAAGGCCGCGTGAACAACCACGTTCTGATTAAATAATCTTTCATACCACCCCTCGACTTCACTGGTGAACATTTATCAGAACTAACACTTAACACATGGATCTCTGTTGGATCTTTAACCAACGGGATCGTGAAATGTGAATAATCAATTTTCGGTAACTGCCTCATAACTTTTAAATTTTGAAATTATTTCGTTTTTTCTTTCGGCGTTCGTTTTCATATCTTCTTATTTTTAGTTTGTTAACTCATTATTTTCAACACTATAAAGATACACAATGTTTATCTATTCTCCAAATGTTTTCACGGAAAAGTTCATGTAAAAAGATAAAAAAGAGGAGGAAAATTCCTCCTCGGTATTAAATTAAAAAATACAAAATATATGAAAGTCAAAAAAATCATTTCAATTCACAGGAACCCCCCGAACACGCTTGCGCGATGGTCGATCCCGCGTCAACCCATTCTTCGTCCCAGTCCGTTATCGAGGACCAATCGATATGTTTCATATCCTTCAACTTCTGCCAACGATGAAATAATGAAACATGTTTCAAGCAGAACTCGGTCTTGGTGAGATCCCCTCCCAGGTATTTCCCGGCGAATTTCTTGAACCTGCGAACCCAATCAATTTTCTTATCTACGAGGGATCGTAGGTGAGAGGATATCGCGTTAACATCACTAATCATCACTCCGTTCACTTCGACAAGTAACTTCCCATTCTTTAGATGGGAAAGAATGAAATCGGTTATATCCTGATCCGTGAGGGTTAGATGATGAGGGTTCCTGCCCATCGCGACATCACAGGCCAGCCAGAGATCATCGTTAAACACGGCCAACCCGTCAACGATCAAACCACCAGCAAGTATCGCACCCGCACCATATCTTTCAGCCAACTCTTTTTCATCCAAAACACTGGTATAAGGAGCTTGCGGGTATAAAAGGTCACCCCCTTTAGGAAGGAAACTTATACCTGAAAACACATTCCTGTTATTCCACACGTATTCCTTCACATCATCCCATTCATCATCCTTAACCATGCAAGTGTTGGATACGTTCATCCTCATCCTCGCGAATTTCGGGTACTCCTTGTAAAACGGATGGTCAAAATTCGTTCCGTTCTCAATCCAATGTGCTTTCGTCATCCTAACCATTTCGAGGAAATCGATCGCGGACGAATACTCAGACGTTAACACGTTATCATCGAGTTCAACGGGAAATGAAATGACACTTTCGACTTCCTTGTTATACACTGACGGCTTAACCATCATCGGATTGATCTCTTTGACATATCTCAACGCCTGCTCCGTATTAGCGGCTTGAATATTTCGGATGAATCTTTTAAACGGGAATTTATGTATTCCTGAACTTGTACAACCGAGTAGTTGGCTTGAATTTCCTGACGGTTTAACCACTGTGCATCGTGCGGCTGGGTTGATGCCGATTATACCGGCCATTTTGACATTCGTTTTTTGGACCAATCTCGCACCCTCGTCCTGAATTTCGGGGTTGAAAAGAATTTCGGGGTTCTCGCACATACCCGTTATACCGACCCCTATAAGGGCGTCCCTTTCCGCGATCAACCGAGATGCCTCCGTTAAAACTTTAAATGATGTGTATGACGCTTGGATCGTTCCCAGCACTGAAGCTCCCCGACATGCGTCAAAAAATTCCTCTTTATTTTTTATCTTTGACCCGTTAATCTCAGTTAAATTACAGAAAAACCACCCATATTGGATCTCACCGTCAATTTCTATTTGTGGGTAGCCGGATACTTCGACACATGGATTGTACACGATATCGGGGTGGAATGAAAAGATGATTCCCGGTTCACCGAATTGTTTAATCGATGAGAAAATATTCTCATAAACCTCTTTCGGTGTTGAAGGTAATATGATCGCGCTGTTATTCGCCCTTGCGAGTTCTGGATATTCACTGAACCAACTCCCCGTTTTACAGGTTAACATTTCCCTGTCGTCAGCGTCAAACTGGCAGAGCAGGGCGGAACGACGAATACCTCCCGAAATGACGGCGTCGGCGATCAAACAAGCCAATCGATGAACCTCGAACGGTGTTGCTTTCCTTCCCCTTATCTTTCCGAGAACCTTACTCATCTTACTTAGACATTTCATTAACGGTTCCGGACCGGGCGCTCTAAACCCACCGGTAATGAACGCACCCTTCGGCCTCACTCTCGATGAATCGAAAACTACCTCGGGCAATCCGAAGTAATGTGATTCGATTAACGCATTAACGGCATGGGACCACCCCTCGATCGAATCATCTATCACATAGGTGGTTTGTTTTGACATATCGACACCCTTCATTTTAGGGAGTTGATTGACGTGAACTTTTTGAACGGAATACCCCGTTCCGCTACCGCACAACAGAAGGTACATCAATTCTTGAAAAAATGAAATTCTGTTCGCGTATGAACCGGCACAGTTATAGTTTCGGGCAACATGTTTCAACAATGTTTCACCACCGTATTGAAGCGCCCGTTGCGCACCAAGAATAATCTGATTTCTGTAAAGTTTCTCAGCGAAATTCATCTCTTTTGATAAATCATCGAGCAATGAATCTGAAATGATCATATCATCGGCGAGATGCTTCCAATGCATTTCCATCACACGATCAACACTCTGATCCCATGTTTCTTTTTTACCGTGAACGGTTCTCGCGTATTTACTGACAAAGATGTAATCGCCAATTTCCTTTCTACTATTTACAATATTCTCCATATATTAAATATTAAAAACTATATCTCATCCTCGTTACGAGGTACGACACGGCAAATGGGGAGGTTACCTGATTGGACTATCAAATTGATGTAATCGAGTGATTCAATCTGCCCGCCCTTGCATGCCAGTTCTCGCAAAACAGAATTAAAGATACGATTTTCTAATACGATAACCAAAGGTTTTGGCTTCCTATTTTTATCCAATTCGCACGCCCTTCTCTCATAAATCATATGATTTTGAAGTTTCTTTAAATCAGGTAAATAAGGTTCCAAGACAGGTATTTTATTGGCACAAACCAATGTTATCGCGTGTTTAACACCCGTCTCAATGTACAATTTCGGTTTTTTCATTTTTCTCTTTATATGGTAAAAAAATTAATGTATTCTTCGCCCGTGTAACCGCTACAAATTGGAGACATCTTTCTCCGTAAAGTGCGAGTTCGGTTGTGGCGTATTTACTCGGGATCAATTCATGAAAGCCCAAAATAAATACCCTGTCAGCCTCTAACCCCTTGCTCTTATGAATCGTTGACAGGAGAATCTTATCCTTCGATTCATCACCGAAAATATCGGTTAAGACTTTTTTGACCTCCTGAAAAGACCCGTATCTTCTATTAAGAAGTAATAATATCTGAACCTTTTCAAGAAGGACAACATAAGATTCATTCACCGAAAAGTTTTTGATACCCCGTTCAATGAGTTCATCTTTCTTTTCCCGCAACAATTCCAAAAGACCTCTCTCTGATTCGACACGATTTAAAAGCAAAAGGATGCTCTCACCGTAATCTTTTCCGAGTATCACTGATTTCTTCCCCTCACCCAGTAATTTGATGAAAGTTTCAACCAAGGGAAGATTATTCCTGCATATTATATAATCGCCGTTACGAACTTCGTCCAACGACCCCTCTCTCACCTCACCTTCGTTAGCATCATCCTTCGCTTCTATATCCGGCGAATATTTCCGGGCAACATCGACTATACGTTTGGCACATCTATACGTTAAATTCAAGGGTAATGAGATTGTGTTCGGTCTCATTTCAAACGCTTTGAATGAATCAACTGAACAACCTTGAAACTCATAAATCGCCTGCATTTCGTCGCCTACAGTGATTAACCGCCCGTTTTCTTTGAGCATTCTCAATATCAACTCTCTCTGCAAGACATTCAGATCTTGCGCCTCGTCACAGAAAATAACATCGTATTTCGGGTATAATTCCGCGGGAACATACTTGTACGCTAGGTATAGTTGGTCCGTGAAGTCAATATCTAACTTATTAACCCTTAAATGATTCGTTTCCTCGTCAATCGCTTCAATGAATTTTCTCATATCCTTGTAATAGGAGGGGTCAAAGTCAACATCCCATCTCGCACAAACACTTTCCAACGTCTCGAAATCATCAATATCTATCAGATTCATTCTCATGAATTGGTAGATCCTCGATATGTTCATAATCCTAGAATTCTCATATTTTGGATCGATACTCCATGTGGGTGAAAGATATTTTTTGCAAATCGAATAATCCCTCCATTTTGAAAGTTTAAACGTACACTTTTTGTTTTTCAATAACGTCGAATACGCTTTACTGTGTATCGTTTTAACCTCGGCCCTTCCCAAGCATTTTCTCTCTAATTCTTCAACAATACTCCTATTGAATGCCAAAAACAAGCAATCCTTGTAGGAGGGCGTGATATTTAGGAGGTGAAGGAGTAATGAAGTCTTACCTGCACCCGCACTTGCATTAACAAAAATATTTTTATTCGATCGTAAGTACTCATCTGCGATCGCCTGTTTATATTTATCAAGTTTCATAATATTATTTAATGTATACTTTTTTAATACAGTATTCAGGTTCCCAGTTTGCCTCGTCTAGCAACTTGGATATCTCTTCCTCCGCTGCCTCGTAGGTTTCATAATCACACCCAACTTTACGTGTTGCAATGCAATTAGTGTATCTATCTACTTCGATACTCTGATCGAAAGCTCTTATTATTTCATAAATTTGAAAAACTGTTTTCATATCTTCTTACCTTTAGTTCTTTTATTATTTCAACACTCTAAAGATACACAAAGTGTATCGAATTATCAACAAAAACAGAGATTATTTCCCCGAATCTTTCAATCTTTTCATCACCATGAAATTAATATCCATCTCACTGACATCAACGTCAACCCCCTTATTTATGGCATCCGTGACTTTTTTCTTACCTTCAACCAGTTCCGCCATGTACGTGTCGATGGTATCCGGGCAGAGAAGGTAAAACACATTTATGTTATTTTTCTGACCCATTCTCTCCAATCGGGAATTTGTCTGATCCAATGTTGTGAACTTATCCGGCAATTCTATATACACGAGGTTACTGCAGCAATCCTGCAATCCATCGACACCTGTTCCCACCGCGTCTATATTCGCGAATAAAAACTGTTCGCCGCTCGTTCTATAAGTTTGAACAGTGTTAAATTTATCTTTCGCGGTCATACCACCCTGAATAATCGGACTTCGATACTTCTCGGCAAGTTTTTTCAAAGGTTCTCTTCTAACACCGAATATTAATAGCTTTTCTTCTGAAATCTCCCTCCATTCATTAAGAAACACTTCTATATCCTTCATCTTTCCCTTCAAAGACAATTCTTTCAACGTGCTTAACTTTACAAGATGGGGTGCGTTCTCTGCCTTCTCGGCACGTTCAATATCAATCTTACTCAGATAATCGATCAGGCCACTCTCCGCCCTTTTATACTCTTTCATATTACTGATATGAACGGGAATGACGTTCTCAATCAACGGAGGTAACTCTGTGAGAACGTCCCTCTTCTCCTTTCTAAAATAACATGAATTCGATATGATTTTATTTAATTCCAACGTATTGCTCGCGCAAGAAATATCCCAGCCGTAGGATTGACCCCTCACGCACCTTTTCTTTCCATTACAATACCTGTAAACAAATGAAGTCCAATCGTTAAACAGTTCTTTGAACCACCCCGTTAATTCGAGTATATTGATCAATTCTGCGGGTCTGTTCATAACTAACGTACCCGTTAAGGGATAGATGAACTGTGATTTCTTTGCCACTTTCTTAACCCACTCGCTTCGGAGGCTCTTTTTGTTCTTACACATATGCGCTTCATCCAAGAACATTGATTCCCATTCCATTTCCAATAATTCAGGGAATCTGATTTGAACACCACTTTCTTTATCTTTCTTATACAATATGTCATAGTTTAAAACGTAAACATCTTGATGAGGTTTCCATTCATCCTTGCTTTCAAGTACTTGAACTTTTCTCTTTCTCATATCAACCCATTTCTGCCACTCAGCTTTCCACCCATACTTCACCGACGCGGGAGTTACGACGAGACACGGAAATAATTGAAGTGCTTCAACTAAAACGATTGACACACCCGTTTTTCCCAATCCCGGTGAACATCCGTTTATAGCGTTAGGATGGTTTGCAAGGTAATGAATACATTCAACCTGATAATCACGTAAATTTCTTTTCAGATGGAGATCATTTATTAACTCTTTTATATTTTCTAACGAAATAATCTCCTCGTATTCGGGGAGAGTGAGATTATCCAATGAAGGTTGAGGTCTCTTGTTTACAAAATCATTCTGTTCAAGGAATCGTTCTATCAGTTTACCCTTATCCAACGAGATCTCACGGTACCATTCCTTCGTTTGGGGATTGTAGAAGAAACCACCGATTTGCTTGAGCATGGATACAAGTGATGGGTCATATTTGAAACCCACATAGATATATGTCTTCTCCAAATAAAAATATCGCATAACTACCCGTTAATTTTCGACAAAATACCCTCTTTATCGTCAATCGATAAAATATCAACACCGAGTTCCTTCGCTTTATTAATCTTTGAGGAATTCCCGTTCACATCCTTGACGATCAGAATATCCGTGTTTTTGCTAACCCCCGATACTATTTTATGACCCTTCCCTTCTAACTCACTTTCAAGCGATTTATCTCTCACACCGGAAAAACATATTGAATAAGATTTACCCTCGTACTCAGCTCTCTTTTTTCGAATATACGTTTTAAATTTATCCAAAGGTATCATATCCTTGTCTAATTCAATCATGCTTGATAGAAATTTTGACGCCACTACCGCACCGATCCCTTTAATTTCCCGTAGACGGTTTTCAAGGCCGGACCAGCGATGTTCCGGGGAAGGCCCCTTCTTCCATATCTCATCAAACTCAACATCGTCAATGTTATCGAAAATTAACTGGCATGTTTTCTCACCGAACGCACCGCCGAAAACGTTACACGCTGTTAAAAGTCTCGCGAGGGGTGTCTCAGTGAACAACCCAATCTTCTCTATCTGCAAAAAGATCTTGTCATAATTCGCCGCTCCGAGTCCGTCTATCCCCGTCCAAGCTTCCTTTGACATTGATAATATGTCCCTGATCGTTTTATAACCGTTTTCGTATAGTTTCTTAACAGTTGGTTCACCTATCTCCTCGATACCCATCGTAACAAAGAAAAACAGGTTTCTCGCAATGATCTTTTCTTTACAATCCCGGTTGATACAAACAAGTTCGACAAGGTTCTTATCCCAGCGTAATTGTCTCCCGCAACTCGGACATGTAATCATGTTATCTTGTATCCTCTCATAATCCGATTCATCGTACATTATCGTTTTATCATGCTTCGGTATGACATCGCCGGATCTCCTAACCTTGATGTTCGCCCTCTCACAGATACAATTATCCACGATATACGCCGCGTTATGTCCTGTAACATTTGTTACAGTCGCACCGGCCAGCTCAACGGGTTCTATGTTAATCACCGGTTTTGAGAGACCGTCCTTGCTGATCTTCCACGTGATACCTGTTACCTTCGTTAGCTTACTATCATTCCATTCAGGAAATTTCACCGCCACGGCATATCGTGGATTTCCATTCGGTAATCTTCCCAACTCCTTTCTAAGATCGACGGAACTGATCTCCATGACGATACCGTCAATGTTATAAACATCGCCCCACTCGTCGTATAGCTGCTGGAAGATATCGGGATTATCCAATATTTCATGAACAGTGGTGACCTCGTACTTGATATCACTGAGTTGTTTTAACTCAAACATTTGGATTGATTTATCAAGATCAAGATCACAACCGTAAATAACGTAGTCAATTTTTGTCATAATATCAGCTCGCCATTTATCACCGTTAAACTGACCGGCAACCATGTTTCGAGCCGTTTTGTACTCGCCACTTTCAAGATACGGTTTGAATTCATCCTTTCTCATGATAGCCTCTCCCCAACAGTAATGCGCGCCAATCTCTCTCAAATGGATCATACCACGGCGCCTGTACCATAAAAGTTTGAACCTTTCCGAACTCTCCTGACCTTCATCACCATCACCTCTTGTCCAAGCCTTCCCGTAAAGATCCGTCTCCGTGAGGAGGGAAATGCCGTCATATTTAGGTGTCAAAACCAATTTTGTTTCCCCGGGGAACGTTTTTAACCACTTTAACCACGAGATAACCTCATCCATCGTTTTAACTTTTTCCAAGCTAAACATCGGTAGAGGGAGTTTACTCACTCGATCCTTACCTTTTACCGACTCGATAACGCTTCTCCTCAACAGCATATGGTCGGGTTCTATCTCCCGTAAGTCATCGATCAATGAATCGTACTCCGCGTCCGTCATAATGGGAGATCCTTTTCTGTATAAATTATTCGCGTTCAGTATTTTTTCAACCAAAATCTCAACATCAGTTCTCATAATCAGTTTTTCTATATTGTTTCAACACTTCTTGGAATTCATTCGTTTTATCATACCCGCACCCCTCCATCTCCGGGCAAAAACCTCTGTATACACAGGACGGTACGCACTTATCCGCCATCACAGGATCTATCTCCCTCACCGCGTCTATAACTTGACGCCACGCCCTTCTCGTTTCTTTCGATGCCTTCATACAGAGACGAACCTTCGATATATTTATCAACGCTTGCGCGTTAGCGGTCATATCCATGTCATTCAGTGAACCCTGTTCGAGTTTATCCCGGGGTACGATCAAATCCCTCCGATCCTCTCTCTGAGAATGAACAAATTTCTCACATCCCTCATGATGTCTCACTAGATGAACGGTAATCCATTGTTTTATATCCTGCCACGTCCATTCGAATTCAACCAATCGAATCGGACTATGTTCCGCCAATAACATTTTCGCCTCCCATGATTTAGAAGGTTCTTTATCTAAAGGTCGTTTACCGACCGTTCTTCGCGCCGCATTAAGAGCCCTTCTCCATGAAGTAACTCTTTCCATTCTAATTATTTTACTCACAATCGTATTTATTGAATCCTATTCCTATCTTTCAACACCATAAAGATACACAATGTTTATCTATTCTCCAAATGTTTTCACGGAAAAGTTCATGTAAAAAGATAAAAAGAGGAGGAAAATTCCTCCTCGCATGGTTACTCAACATTTAAGACCCAGATATAATTATCGTGCCCAAACTTCATTGTTACCCGTTTCACCCCCTGCGCCTGCTCCAACAAGGATTTTCCACTCGGTGAATAAAACGCTTGATGAGATAAATACTGTGTGACATCTTTCCCGGTCAACTCATTGTAGCTTTGACCGATACCTTTTGTTGAAAAACTGTCAACGATCCAGAAACTCAACTCCCCGAAATTCTCAAGGACTATGAGCTGAACTCCTTGATGTTTGACAATACCCAAACAAATTTCCCAGACATTACTTGTTAATAACTCCGCCATATTAATCCAAATTTGTACCGAGAATCTTCTTTTCATAGAATCGCTTCATCTCGGCATCGTGTTTTCGAACCTTTTTATTTCTCTCCATTATCCATCTCTTTTTATCATCATTGGAGAGAGAATCGAACCGTGCGAGATTAAACCCCACACCTCCTTCATTTTTCACATTCACCATCTCAACTTCTTGGTTACAATGATCGCAAACAAGCCGCTCCTTTGGTGTGAGATGTCCATCCCGAATCACGTAACTGACCGAATTAAAATGAATTTCTTCATTGTACTTGTCGCATTTCTCATTTCGACAATAAAATTTCGTCGCCATATCAAAAATTTTTACGTTTTAAGTACATCGCGATGAGCAAACTATCGCATTTATTATCATCCATCTTCGTTGATCTTTCAGTTCTTCTAAGATCAACGGTGGGGAATAATTTCTTGCAGGCCTTGATAGAGGTTGCCTTCGTATCAGTTACCTCGGTCTTCCCGGACGATGATTTCTTCTTAATCAAACCCACGCCCTCCCACATAACCTTTTGCCATTCCTTCGGCTGTGGGTTAACAATGGTGATGCCTTTTGCCGCGACGAGACCGTTCAGCACCCCGGTTATATAACCGAAGTTAAACGTACTACCTGCCGACGCACCGAATAATGCATGAACCGATTCAATACCAACGATAATATCCATACCCTCAAACCGAGTGAATATACCCTCAATAACACCCCTAATGTGCCACAGATCGAATTCCGCTTTCGGATCTTTTTGAATCGATATAAATTCAATCTCTTCATACGGTGGCAAGATACATATAAAACCCGCTTTTCCGGGATCAATTCCAATATAAACCTTCTCTTTCATTATTCTATCCTACTTATGTCGTTTTCCTTGATAACCTTCAAAACCTTACTTCCAACCGCTTGGTTCACAACGTGAGTCGTTATCAGCATGGGAAATGAAAATTGATTCAATGATTTCACGAGGGATTTTAAACCCAGCGCATCGATTCCTTCCGCTATCTCATCCGTGAACAAAAAATTCAAACCGTTATGTTTACTTGAATTATTGATCATTTTCTGTTGTGCGAGTACCATCGCGTATTCCAATCTACCCCTCTCACCCCCTGAAAAAGAATTGAACGGCATCGCTTCATCCCTTATGATTGTCGGTGTGATCTCCTCCTTGATTGTACCATCGGCCTTTCTTTTGAAACCGTCAATACTAACTCGCAAATCGGACCCCATATCTTTCAACATCTCATTACAATTATATTGTATCTCCTTGATACTGATATTCGCAAGGTACATTCTGAATTCTTTATATTGAATGAGCCAAACCCTCATATTTTCAATCTCCGACTCAACCTCTTTTAAAAGGTTATCGATATCTTTTAGAGTTACCTGGGCCTCGTATAAATCTGTCCTTCTTCTCGTTATTTCCTCGTTCCATGAATCACTCGGATCTTTCTCACTTATTTTTTTAATACATTCTTCCCATTTCGTTATCTCATCCCTGCTATCGAGTATACTTTTTTCCTCCAATTTAATACGTCTATTATTGTTTTCAATCATCGATTGATTTTTATCGATGTCTTCTTCAATTTGAAGAATATTTTTCCTTAAAGACGATAATTCACGGGAAAAAGATATCTCGATCTCCCTTTCCGATTTTAATGAGTTCGTTGATTCGCAGCTTTCGTCCTCCAATCGCGATAAATCGTTCCTTAACGATTGGATGGATTTTTCAATCTCTTTTTTCAACGAAAGAATTTCCACCTTCTTCGATTCCTCTTCGTCAACATTCGAATCCTCATCAACGAGGAATCTATGACCGCACTTGGGGCAGGTAATAACACCCGCGAGTTTCTTGTTTATCTCACCAAGTGCCATTTCAATTTCACGTTCAGTGTCAACCGCATCCTTTACTGCTGAATTCAATTCAATCTCTCTCTCTCGATAACCCTTCAAGCTCGCTTCGATATCACCGATTTTTCTATTTATCAATGAATGTTCATCAACTTTTCGTGAGAGCGAATCGGTGTATTCCTTTAATTTCTTATTAACGGATACCAACTCCCCTTTAATATCCTCGTTTTCAGTCGAAAGACGGTCAATCGTTTTTCTACTCAATTCGATTGAATTTTCATAATTATCTATCTCATCCCTGTACTTTGATATCGCCTCCTCTTTCGCTTTCTCAAACTTCTCAAGAGAACATTCATTAATCCGTTCCTCGAAAACCGAAATTTTTCCTTGAATAAATGATTTTTTTTCAAGAATGTCCGCCCTTTCATGTTCCTTCGTTGATATCCCGACTTTGATATCATTATCAATATCATCAAGAAAACCTACGTTACTAAATCGGGCCATCAACTGAAGTTTTTGCGAATTTGATGATGAGAAGAAAGATGCAAAACGCTCCTTGTTCACTATATAATAATTACTCAGATCCTCCTTTGTGATACCGATCCATTTGATGATTCGATTATTCCCATCGTTCACTGTGGCGAATTGAATTGGTTCATCATTGATATAGAGTTCAAGTTTGTTACCCTTTCTCGTTAAAACCCTTTTGATGTGAAGAACTTGATCTCTTACCGCGCAATAAATCCATGATTCGATAACCGATTCATTTTGGCCCCTTCTAATTAAATCGATGTCTCGGACATTCTTTCTAGAAGTATAATCGAGCCAACATTTCTCTATCGCGGATTGAATCGCAGTCTTCCCACTTCCATTACTCTCCTGACCCTCATCGGATCTATTCTCACCAACCAGAAGCACCGGTCCTTCCTCGAAATCATACTCAAGTTCCTTGAACGAAAGAAAATTCGTTAACTTTAATTTTATCGGTTGCATGTTAATCCAATTTTATCTGTTTACGTATTTCCTCCAATAATTCCGGGTTGTCGGATAGTACTGTTTTAACATTCACCTCTCCTTGACCCAGACTCGTTCCATTATAGGAGAACCAACTTCCGTTCTTCTTGATGATACCCTGCTCGATCGATAAATCTAATATTTCTTGCATGATATCGATCCCCTTACCGAAAGCGATTGAAATCTCCGCCTGCTTAAACGGGGGTGCTATTTTGTTTTTTTTAACGGTGACCTTGCTCCGAATAGCGGTGACATCGTCACCCTCTTTTTTATTACCCATCCTGCAAATCTCGATACGCTGGGATGCGTAAAATTTCATCGCGTTTCCTCCGGGTGTTGTGTTCGCCGCACCCATAAATCCGATATTACTTCGGTATTGATTTATGAATATAACCAACGTCTTATTCTTCTTTGCCTTCTGCGCTATAAGGGGTAACTCCGCGCTCATCAACCGAGCGACTAATGCGATCACGGCATCACCGACCTCACCATCTATCCTCGCCTTGGGTACTAACGCGGCGATGGAGTCAAGGATAATTATACCAATATCCGGGCAATCCAACATCCTCCTCATGATGGAAAGGGCCATCTCTGCCGAATCTGCCTGACTTAACACAAACTTTTCCGGGCTCAAATCAACCCCGAGTGCCCTCATATAATCAGGATCCATTGCTTGCTCGGTATCGATATAACCCGCCGAGCGACCCATATCCTGCACTTCCCTGCACGCGTGAATGGCCAAACTGGTCTTACCACTACTTTCATGTCCGAATATCTCAACCAGCCTACCCAGTCCGTAACCACCACCTAGCGCTCTATCTAGAATCAACGAACCCGATGGCACTCTCTCAACATCTATGTAACTACCACATATTGCTTCCTTGCCGAACTCTTTCTCAATTCCGGCAATCATACTTTTTAAATCCATCACTCAACGTATTTTTTCAGGAAATTATATCCCGCGTTAAAATCATATTTTTTCTCGTCACAGAATTTTTTAAACACATCTTTCATACTTGCCCTCGACACCGGATTATTTTCTTCCCCGTTAACGGGAGCAACATCACACTCTATATCCTTTCTCCGCTTCTTCACAACAATACCCTTCTCCGTGAAAATTTCATCAGCAAGTGATTTAAGTTTACTTTCAGATCCGATAAATTCAATTTTCACGTTTGAATTCGATGTGTCTTGCTCTTCAGCGAGCTTAACTAGCTCTGATTTCGATATGTTATCTAGGTCAACCTTGAATGAACGGTATTCCCTGAATCGTGCCTTCTCAAAAATCACCTCGCCGTCATCACATAGCAACCAAAAGCCTTTTTCCGGATCCTCGCCGAAATTATTCTGCCTTATCGAAGATAGGTGATATATTCCCTGTGATACTTCTTGAGCGTTGTGATAGTGGCCGAGATAAACTCTCGTGAAGGTTTCTTTCAATAACTTGGGTGTGATCTTGCTTATGACTTTTGAGCCGTCATTGTTGACACTCCCCGTTAACGCGGTATGACTCAACAATACCTTGGGTGCCGATGCCGCGATACCGTTCTCGGAGATCTTTCTCCTCAACTTCTCATACCTCTCCAACCATATTTCAGTGTCATAAAACGGTATAACACCCACCGCTAGATCTTGAATTGATATTAATTCCTCGGTTCTGTGAAGGTGAAATGCCGGGTGATGATAAAACGGATCCAAAAAACTACTATCACTTTTATAATCAGTCTTATCATGGTTTCCGGGAATACAACTCAGACCCATGTGATTCTCCCTGATCATGTCAAGTATCGCCGTGAACGCATTCAAAACTTCCTCTCTCTGTGAAATCCTACTATCGAACACATCTCCCAAACAGAGCAATGTCTTGCAATCATGTTGTTGTGCAAGTTTGATCTGCTGATCGATAAGATCTTTCACGATAGCTATATTAGATTGTTGTAGATGCCAATCCGTTGAGATGACACCTATGACTCTATCCTTATCCATATTTCATATTGATAAAAGAAAGGGTGTTACCCCTTTCTTATTTTTTTCGATTAAGAATGTTTCTTAAAGAAGCTTTCACATCTTTCGGATCGTGAACCTTAACACCTGTATCCTCCTGTTTTACCTCTCTTTTTTCGGTTACCGGTGATGCATTGGGCACTTCATCCATGACTCCGGGTTCATCCCCCTCTATTTCATCAAACGGTAATTCTTCCCCCTCCATCGCGAGTTGATACCACTTAACAAGATCCTCTTTCGATAAATTCGGTAAGGTATACCCTTCGTCGGAATAATTGGATGCTATATACTCACGAAGCATTTTTTTCATCTTCAGTGGTGTCACTTCATTCGATTCTTCTTTTTTAAATGCCTGCTCGACCTCATCCTCGGCAACTTGTTTCGGTTCCGGAACGATTTCATATAACTTACTTACAAGTTCTTCAAAATCTGGATCACGCAACACGTCGAACTCCGGGTGTTGCGCTTCGAGATTCTTCAACCCCTCTAACGCAAGATTCAAATCACGAGTTGTGTAGCAGTCAACGTATAATTCTTTCAAGGATGGCTGACCTACCAATCTTTCTAATTCCGAATCGGAGATCTTACATTTTTCAAAGAAATCTTCCCATGATTGTCCAACCGTGGGTTTTCCCGCCTCAACATCGTAATAAACTCTTTCCTTTCCGTTCTGCGTTTTAGTTCCCTTCACAATAATCAACGGGAAACCATCGTCAGGTGATGAGAACATATCCAAGGATACTTTATTGCACTCTTCCGCCAATTCGATTGATTTCTTGTGCAATAAATTGAACCAATTTGTTCTCAATTCGAGACGATACAAATCCCTTTTTGCATCCTGCACGTAGCAGACCCAGGTTGATTGAGGAATACACCCAGGTTTCCAATTCTTTCCCGATCCCCCACCCTGTATCGGAAATAAGAATTTCTTCTTATCATTCTCATCCTGAAAATCTTCCGCTTTTTCAAACACCTTTTGGATGTAGAACTCAACGGGATCCTGAAGACCTGATTCCTTAACCGCGTCACAGTGGGTTGTTGCGATGAAAATTTTCTTATTCTTCATCACTTTCCGCCCTGTTTTCTCACCGTTTTCCCATTCGTCATCTAAAACGGGTAACTGCGTTGTACGCATCGCGACGTACGCCGCCGTTTCCGGGTCTGATGATGGTAGCACGCGGAGCCAATTTCGTCCGTCGCTGATTGTGTAAAAGGGAGCTCGTCGTCCATCGGTTTGATAAAATGTTTTATTCGTTTCCTTCTGTTTCTGTTCCTCTTTCTGAATAGTCTCAAAACTTGATGCTTTAAATCTACTTCTGTCAAATGCCATAACTTTACGTTTTAAATTGTTTAATTAATCTTTTTACTTAACTCTGATAATCTACTTAAAAATTCGTCCTTCAATAAATGATATTTATTTAACAATGAACTTAAATCACTAGCCGTATCAAATGACACTCTCTCAACTGCGAGAGATATCGCCCTTTCTAAAGTGACACCGTATGCTAAATCTTTCGAATATGATTCCTTGATTTTCTCGCCGCTTCTTATTTCGAACACGTCATATCTACCAAGGGTACCCGGGCAGGGTTTGATCTCAATATTCTCAATTATTAATGAATCCATGCTATAATCCTTTCTTGATTAAAAATGTGTTTACTTTTGCTTCAACTAATTCGGATAAAAATTCCCCCGGTGATACGGGTCGAACTATCGAACTTAACTTCTTACTTTTATCATTGATCGCCCAGAACCAAGAATCCAAAATATTCAACATTCTCTGATTCTCAATCATATCATCCTTCAACGCCTGAAATTCAGTGTCAGTATGGATAGCTTCATCAACTGATTTCTCCGTTAATTTGATATAATCATCACCGAATTTAAACTTTCCTTGATTTTTATTCGCTTCGATACGGATATCCTTGCGAAAATTCGCCTCGTAAATATCACATTTCAATTTACTCCTATTGTATAGCGCCTCTGCTTCCGCCTTCCAGATCCCCACCTTGTTCAACAATGCTGAAACGGTCACTATCTCGCCGTACAAATTTCCATGATCGATCCTGCACAAAGCGTCAATATCTATTTCATCTTCCGAATCCTCCGATATCAGCACAACAGGCCTATTTCCTATATGAACAACAGTATTCATCTCTTCTTGTTTTCGTTTACGTCGTTTAAAGATACCCATTCAAAAATCAAATCACAACAACCAAAATAACCGTTACGTTAGTATCAACACCTCCGTGTTTTCATTCGCGTAAATAGCCATTTGTTGATTTCTCTCGTCCCAGTTTGTTCGACCGTTCATAAACAGGATCGTATCCTTACAGTTTTTCAAAATATTTTCGAACGATTCATATTCATTGGACCAGAAAACAACCGTTCGAAACTGGTAATTCTGCTCAAGCGTGATGATGGCGTAATCACCCTTTCGTCCAGTTTTTATTGCGATTTCATACACATAACCCCCAGCCGTTAAATTATAACTTTTCGTTTCCAAGGGATCGTCCACTATTTCCGAAAAATCTTTGAAAGGATACTCCGAATCACCAACCATCTCCTTGAAATAATCCAAGTATAATTTTGAGTAATTGAAAAACGCCAAACCACACAATTTCTTCTGCCTCAAATTATGCCACCACTCTAGTTTCACCTTATCGGGATTCAACTCAAACACATCTTTTTCCTTATCGATTTTTACCTTATTAACGGTTCTGTATCGTTTTATAAGTTTTATCCTGTCTATAACGTTTGATATTGATTCTAGCTTATCGAAAGCACCACATGAAATCAAATTTTCTATAACACTTTTATTAACGGCACTTCCTTTCTGTGAATGACGGTCTAAAAATTCATCAAAACCAAAGTAGGGGCCGTTCTCGGATCTTTCCTTCATGATCTCCGCTTGTGCCTTCTCGCCGACCTGTTTCACTGATGAGATTGACCACACCAAACTTTTATCAGTGAAATCTGTCTTGATCTTATCCGTCGATTCATTAATATCAGGGGGGATCACCTTGATATTTCCTATTTCATTTATCTCGTGTAGATAAACGGGGAAATCATCATCATCAGCGTAGGAGAACGCAACGGACCAGAAAGCTAACGGATAATTTACTTTTAACCACTGACACGCGTATCCTGTGTTTGCATACGCGACCGCGTGGGATTTATTGAACTGATAATCAGCCATATTCTCAATTTCCTTCCATGTCTCTTCCGCGTATTTTTGATCAACACCAAAATTCTCGATATAATTTTTCAAAAATCTTTCCCTGAAGGGTTGAAGTTTCTCCACGTTCTTCTTACCAATCGCACGGCGTGCGCCATCCGCGTCAACAAGATTAAACCCTCCTAACACTTGGAACATTTTCATTGTCTGCTCCTGCCATATCATGATATACCGGCTACTTTGAAGTATTTCTCCCGCCCCTTTTCTAAATGATACTTCCCTCTCACCCTTTTTACGAAGGATATACTCGTTATGGAAATTTCCCTCCATAACCCCCGGTCGATATAACCCAATACAGTTTACAAGCTCTGTTATGTTATCGGGCTTTAACATCTTACAATATCCGGTTAACCCTTTCGCGCCAAAATGAAATACATCACCATTCCACCCCCTTTGAAAATACGAGTAAACTTTCGGATCATCAAGAGGTAATTCATAGAGGTTGATTTCTTCACCAGTATCATCTTTGATTAATTTCAATATATCACCGAACTTACTTAACTGCAAGATTCCCAGAATATCCTCTTTCAAAAAACCCGCGGTGTCAAGTTCACCACCCTCCCACTCACTGATCAACATATCACCCTGCCGGCGAATCGGATTCCAATGATACATATCCTTTTCATCCGGGTAAATCATCATGGCACATGCGTGAATCGATTTCGCCTTGGGTTGACCCTGTATCAAGCCGACCATCTCGATGATCTCCGGGTTTCTGTTAATGAAATTCGCGACATCTTTTTTCTGACAGGCGATTCTGAATAAATCATCAAAATCCTTCACACCATCTATTTTAGAAGTAAATGAGTTTACCTCTGCGACGGGGACACCTTTCAACCTACATAGATCCTTGACGGCGGCCTTGACTTGAAGAGTCGTGTAGGTTCCCACGGAGCAAACTTGATCGGCACCGTAACGCTCCTCCATGTATCTTTTAACTTCCGGTCTTCTCGCCATCTCGAAATCAGTATCGATGTCCCTTAGTCTGGCAGCGAACCGTGCTTGATTCGCTGCCGCTTTTCTAATTTAATTGATTTAACTATATATTCCATTTCAAATTTTGTTTTATCTGTTTTACAAATCTAGATTTTTCAATAAAAGACATCACCTTTCTCCTTATATCTGTTTCTCTTAAATACACCTCCGTATATAAAGGAACCCATTTCCTTTCGAATAGCTTGCCTTTCTGAAGAAAAGTAAGTAATGTATCATGATTACCACTCGGTGATAATGTTTTTTGTGCGTCATAAGCAGATAGAAATTTATGTACCTCTAAAGTATAAATATTTATCATCACAATCGGTTTCGCATTCGGATTAAGACTCCCTTTCGCAACACCCCGGTCTTTTCGGATTACTGAGATATGATCCTTCATTTCCTGGGACCATTTATTCCCATAATTACCATTTTTCCCACCCACTCGTCTCGGCGGCTTAATACCGCCAATTTTTAAATTTAGTGTTCGTCGATCTCTCACCCACTGATGATCAACTACACGTTTTTCCTGAATCAATGCATCATCTACGGTATTAAAATACAACAAATTCACTCTCTTAAACGCACCAACCCCGTACAATCTCACGCAATTACCTAATGACATTGATAAAGGGTCCTTGTAATCTTTTAAACCGGTGGAGTAATCCGTCCTGATTCCGCCACCAATATAAGAATCTTCCACTGTTTTTGATGAATGAACCCCAACATATACTTTTCCGTTTACCATACAGGTTGTTTTATACAAAATATTATAAAGGTTATTGTCACCCTTAAACGGATTCTTTTGTCCGTTCGAGCATTTTGCTAATATCTCCTGATCCGACACTAACGATTCTATCTCCATCTTTTAAATCTTGAGCTTTTATATCTAATTTTTCTCCCGATCTAAAAATACACACTTTATCATCAAAATCCAACTCTATATCTAAATTATTATCGAATGTGATTTTTACAACGTCCACTTCAACTTGTTGACCGATACGGCCTTTATTCAGGAAACGTTCAAACAGTAAATCATAATCAAACGGATTGATATGAGTCAGGCCCAATAAATAAGCAACGAGGGATCCACAGGCGGATCCACGTCCGAATCCCACAAGTATGCCCTGACGTTTACACCATTGGGTGATATCCCAAAGTATCAAGAAATAATCAACAACATCCCCGTATTTAATTACATCTATCTCAGTTTCAAGTCTATCAAGATACTTCTCTTGTTCATCAACATCACTTATCCCCATGCTATTAAACCCATCCGCGACCAAGGATATAAGCATATCAACTTTTGATCCATCATATTTCTTGAACTCCTCCTCGGTCATTTTATATTTAGGAAGATGACGTTGTGATAGATCGACCTTGAAATTACTACACCTTTCAGCGATATCATTTGTGTTCTCGATCGCGAATCCGATGATATCAAGCATAATATCTTGGTCATTATCAGAGAATAACTCCCTAATCTCCATCAAATATTCTTCGTTACATTTGAAGTATTGATTTTTTGAAAAATCATTACTTATACCCGCGGATGAATTCAGTGCTTTTTTCAGATAAAAATATTCTTGGTCCAAATAATACGCGTCACAGATATTTGTGGGCAACATGGAACTTGAGAAATATTCCTGAAGATTCAAAAGATATACCCTATCTCTTTCATTTGAATCAAACTTAACTGAATCAAGTTGATAGTATGTGTTCATCAATTCTTTCGGCACATCTTTAAATTGCAGGCTCTTCGGGTCAATCACGATAATTAATCCCTCTCTCAATGACAGAAACTTTCCTTCATCGATCCTCACATTATTATCAACGTTAATTTCCTTGTTGATAGAAAGAAGGTTCATCCACCCTGTTTCATCCACGACGTAAACTTTCACATCGTACAGAAGATCTTTCTTTTGATTGAACACGGTAACGGTTTCACCGATCACCGGTTTCAAACCGTGTTTCTGGCATTCCAACTGAAATTTAAGCACACCCGCAAGTGTGTTTTTCTCACAGATACCCAAAATACTCACACCGAAAAAATTCGCTTTTCGACACCAATCTCCATAATCTCCGGTTCCGTTCAATAATTCAAACGGACCTCTCACTCCCAGAAATGATTCGGTCGGTAAATCACTATCAACCTTACCGATATATTTCAAGAGTTTCAACTTCACTTTCGATTCATTACCCTTTCTCAAAGTGTAATACAGACGGCCGAACTTATAGATGTAATTATTCGCAGTGATGGGTGTTCCTATGTAATTAAACCCTCGATCAAACAGAAGTCCGTCGACATTGGGCCCTGATAATTCATATGTATCACCATCCATTGTGATAATACCCAGGTCGGAAATATCATATATAAATCCATTGCGATCGAGATACGATAACAGTTCTTTCATATTTTAAATATAATGGGAGCCCTTTTACGGGGCCCCGTAAATTCAAATTTATATCTCGCCCTGGCTGGAATCACAACTCGATGCCTCAATTGCCTTAACACACTTGTAAATATACACGTTGCTTTTTCCAAGAATGGTTGCTATTTCAGCTTTTTTCTTTCCCTCGGAGAGAAGTTGTTTGATTTGAGGTAATAGTGGGTTACTGAGAGAAATCACACCGTTTCTCTTCCCGGTCACTGATTGTTTCTTCGCCTTCTTCTCAGCCGGTTTTTCATCCACACCTTTATCCGTTTCAACCGGGTGCTTCTCGAAATCATCCGGGTTGAAATTTTCACGGAATGAAAGGATCGCATCCAACTCACTCTCTTCAAGATCCTTCATATCACGATCATCAACAATCGCGTCAACTCTGGCGTATAAATCGCATGCGCCAAACGCCGCCAGTTGATCGTAAAATTCGGTTGCCTGATCGCACTTGCTCTTTACATCCTGACCCAGTTGATCCGCAACCGAATTCTTTCGAGCCTCATATTCTTCTAATGTCTCAATTAATTTTAAATTAGACATTGTGATATAATTTTTAATTCCACGAATTGATGCTTCTTTACGAAGTTCCTCACGGGTCATTTCACTAAACTTTTTCATAATCTCTTGTTTTTAAGTTGTTACTGTTTCATTGTTTCAATGTCTAAAGATACACAATGTTTATCTATTTACCAACGAATCCAGCAAAAAATCGGTACTTTTCAATATTAAATTTTATGTCATTCCATTGAGATTGTCGTACATCGATACCCACCATCTTATGAAGCATCACGGGAATTTTTTCTTCAAGTCCGCTATCCGTATATCTTACACCGTGTAAACCATGAATAACTGGATTAGATGTATCGATACTTCTGATAAAATGATACTTATCCTCGTTATATTGGCAAACTTCTTGCGGTAATACTGTGCCCAGTAAATGCAACGGCTTTTCACAATCCATAACACCGTGTTGGATGAGTTGGTCAATGAACATTTTTCTTCCCCTGCAATATGCCTTCGATGTATTCTCATCAGCCGCGAGACTTAAATAAATGGGTAAGTTGAAAGGTAGCGCAACCATATCGCAACACTCGACCATGCATTTATAGCATTCGACAAGTTCATTCCAACTTATCCCCTGAACAACACCGATTGAATAACTGCATGGTATTCTCGCCCACGTTCTCGCTATTCTCATCGTTTCTTTCGCATTTCTCAAAACATCGGGCAAAACGTAATAGGTTGGTTTCAATGCCTTAACCCATGAACGAAATCTATCTGCATCAAACGCTAGCCCCAATTCAAACACGGAATTATCAAGGATAACTTCGCGTCCCTTATTAACGAGCGCGTCAATGAAAAATTCGAAATAATCGCCACCTATATCGGGATCCTCAAACAAGTGAACAAGTGCGTAATCATAATCCGTCATCGATTGAACCTTGTTCATAATCGATAATGGTGCCTCGTGTGCTATCTTAATCATTGTGTCGATATTTTATGGGATCCGTCATTCCGTTTAATTCAAACGCTTCGAGCCGCTCGGTACAATTATGCACCAAATATCCCTCACAAATAAATGAACCAGCACTAGTCTTAATATCATATACATGTGCCTCCTTAACTGGTTCATCTATTTTATTTACCACCACTTGGTCTAAAAGCCTTATTGAATTATATGTGCCTAACTTTTCAAGCATCGACGCACGTTTTCCTGCACCGTACTTTAATGTAATTATGTACGGTCTTGTTACTCTCCAAGTTTGCATAAGGGTACCACCCTCCTTAAAACCGGGCGTAACGGATTGCGACTTGTCGCACTTAATCCCCAATAATGATAATGCTTTATCGATTCGAATACACTTTTCTTTATTCTCAGTCACTGCTTGGCTTATAGAAAAACCGAATGATCCATTTGATTTATTGTGACAAGCACACCCATCAGCTATCAACATTCCATTTAAATACCCGCGCAAATACTCAGGATGTTCATTAAACTTTGTCTTCTCAAGAAACACAGGGCCATAACCACCACCAGCATAATGCATGTTGGTATCTTCCCTGTAAGTGATTTTTACATTACATGGCTTGATATATTTATTATAAAGAGACCAAAATTCTTCCAATACATCGAACTCTTTTTGAAATGTATGAACACCCCGTGTGTCAATGGACCCATCGCCATCAGCAAATCCACGTAAATAACCCAGGGCGAATTTTTCATCATCAACCTCTTTTCTTGTATATGATACCGGCCAAAATTTCACCATATAAGTAGCATCCTTTCTCCTCATCTCCTCGTACTTTCTGTATCTTGGCCTTAACTTCATATTTGAAGCGTACACATAATGATCCTTCGTTAAAAGAAGACCCGCCATATCATACACCGGTTGAATACCATTGTCAAACCTATCCAATACCTTCGCCACACAAATTTTCTTCGTGTTTTCGTCCACGGACCACACTTCGTCTCCAATACAAATATCTTTAATTTGCTTCCATGTATTGTCACTCATCAGTACTTTCTGTGATTCTTCTATACACGTACCGCATTTTCCACATGATCTACCTTCAGAATCAGGATTGTAGCATGAATGCGTGTTATATAGTACCTTGTTGATCTCATAATCGTTAAATCCGATCATAACCATGGATTTCACACCCTCATTAAGAACACCGGCCTTATCCATATAATTAAACGGTGCTTCATAACTTACCCTTTCACTACCCCAATTTGAAATTTTAAACGCATGTTCACATGCCACCCGCGACGCTTCGGTGCAATCAGGGTAAATTGCATGATCGCCGCTGTGCAAACCCAAAAACACGTTTACGCTATCCTGTGTTTTATTTGCCCACGATAAAGCCTTTCCGTAGATGATTGAAGAAAAAATCACATTTCTATTTTCAATCACGGTCGATTTCATATTTTCATCCGCGTAATGACCTTCGGGAATTGCCTCACCACCAATATGGAGCGATGAATTACTCTCACTAAAGCAATCACTCAGGTCAATAATCTGGTGACTTACCTTAAAGCCCTTATCCTGTAACATTGAGATATTTAACCGAACTTTTTCTAATTCGATGAAATGTTTTTGTCCGTATTGGAAGGAATACGCTCTTATCTCGTAATCATGAGCAAGTAAATACATGAGCAAGCACGTACTATCCAATCCGCCCGATAAACTTAAAATCGCCTTTTTCATTTTATAATCTGTAATTAAATTCCATAATATCCAATACCTGGGAAACTCTTTCGTCAATACTTCCGCTCACATAGTGTATCCCTCGTGGTGCGAAGTCTTGTAACATACACGCGTTTTTCTCAAATAAACGATCGATTTCCTTTTGAAATACTTCATCGGTTGACCGAACTCCGTCGTCCACGATTTTAAACTCCGGCCTCAGTACAATGTGATGGCTGTAAAGGGGCTCTATATGAAATAGAAGTTGGGTGACCGTGTCAACCATTTCATCCCAGAGAGGCCTATCCTCGCTCGATGACCTGTCCCGGTTATACTCCGTGTAGCATAGAACATCTAATAAACATCTATCGGAAATAATATGATCATGCGCTGACATCGCTGACCCGATAATTTCTTTCACATACGAAGTTGCGATCCAAAGTTGATCATAAATACCCGCTTCCTTATTAATCTTTATGCCGCGATCATTACCTTTCCTTGAAGGAGATCCCATAAAGAGAGATCCCTTCAAACACTCCTCCTTTTTCAACGCCTCAATTAACGTTGTCTTACCTGTGCATTGAGCACCTGAAATTGATATAATCATTTTTAAACAATTAATTTATTTCTAACACCATAAAGATACACAAAGTGTATCGAATTATCAACAAAAACAGAGATTATTTTCTCTGTTTGTCGTTTTGATATTGGCCGTTATATAAATCTTCCTCGTTTACATCCGTGCAATCATAACAGTAGAACTGGGCCACGCGGGCGTTCTTCTCGATCGTGATTGTGTGAAACACTTCCATGAACGTACCCATCGAATCAGTGTGAAAACCCGCGTCGAAAATCGATGAATAAATCCAAGCACCGCACCGGGCAACTGAACTTCGCTGTACTATCCGACCCATTTTGTTTTTGGGTATGTTACAACCTTCAATGAAATCAACCATGTAATACCCCGGAGGTAGATGCCAAACTTCGTTTCCATTTATATCAGGAAAACATCGAACTTCTTCGTATGAGGGTAACATTGTTTTGCCCTCGCGGGGTATGAATCCATGACCTTTCACAACACTTACCTTTCTCAACCGAATATCACATCCGTGCTGGGTTAGATTCTCTTCTAAATGATTAACGATAACACCTTCTCCGTGTAATTCCTTTCCGTTTAACATAATCTCTAATTTATTAAAATTTAACTATTCAATTATTTCATCATTCTGTTTTTCATACAAGAACTCTCTCGCTCTTGCGTCAGCGAACGCGTACAAAACTATATCTCGACTCAGATAATGATACGGTATCCTGCCAGATAGATCGGGGCCGGCACTCCCATACGCATCTTGCCCCGGTACGAGGGTTCCCTCTGCCACTTTCTTCAAAAAATTATTACGTGCCTTCTCAATATTGATGGCGTACCTGAAAATAGAGAAATCGACCGAATCCGGCATGACAAACCGGGTTGTTTCAACGTTTGAACATCCCAGGAGATGAACGTATTTCCCTTTATCGCGAGCGTACTTCATCATCTTTCCCAGTTCATCCCTGTACACATGCCATTCCCTACCCTGAGCCAGACCTCCTATCGAAAGGATGGGGTAGAGGGGCGAGTCACAGAGATCCTTCCAGTATTGAAAACCCTGATGCATTTTAAATACCGGTGCGGGATAGTACCCTGTTATTTCCTTGATCTCGTCTCTCAGATAATTTTTAGGTGATAACAGGTTATCATCTTTTCTAAAATACTCGTTATCAAGTTCAAAACACATTTTAAACGGATACATTTTAAGAAACCGAAGAAACTTTTTCTTCATTTTCTCGCATTCATTCCAAAAATCAGGGTTGTTTTCACCCAGTTTCTTCTGTTTTTTGAATAATGTGAAACCACCGGAATCCAACCATATTCGATCGCCTCCAACAACGGTTTGAATAAATTTAATATACCCGGCGGTCATATCAACGGTTGAAATTAGATAGTCGTTATCATGTGCAAGCAAAAGTTTTTCCAAGACCTTATCGGACCTACAACTACACACCAGACCACCACCCAATCCCATCACAAGCCTTTTTTTAGGTTTTTCAAACATATCAATCAATACCAGCTATTAATTTATCAAGTTCATCTTTGTTATCTTGAAGGGTTGTGATACCAATTTCTTTCATCGCATCCTTGTTACTTGATTTTTCAACAAGACGCTGAAGCCCCGCATAATTCCACGAGGAATACTCACCAACTTTATTATCGGCGACCAAAAAACCAACTTTTTCCTCGTCCGTTAAACCACTAATGACCAAAACATCAAACTCTTCAACGCCAAGTAGCTGCAACGCTTTGAATCTCGTGTTTCCCGCAAGTATCGTTCCTTCCTCATCAACAATAATAGGATTGATATATCCGTATTCTTGAATGCTTTTTGCAACAATTTTCGCAGATTTCGAATTTTTTCGAGGATTCAATGGGTGACAGTGTATGTCACCCACACTCACCCATTTAATTTCCTTCTGTATTTTCTTTATCGCCGACATATTTTATTTTCTCCCGAGTTTATAAATCTGTATCGCCCTTAAAAACTCATCGCGACTATTCATCTCATTTGTTAAGAACGCCCCCGAACAATAGTGGGTTGTCATCGTGCTATTATCTTCCGCTCCCCGCATGCTCACACACATATGTTCCGCTTCAATATAAACTGCGATGCCCAGTACCGTATCGCCGAATACGTTAACCAAATAATCATGAATCTGCCGGGTTAATTGCTCCTGTAATTGAGGCCGTTTGGCGAACCAGTGAACTATTCTGTTTAGTTTCGAAAGACCGATAACTTGGCCACTTTCTTTGCTGATATACGCCAAACTACAGAACCCTGTGAACGGAAGTAAATGATGTGAACACAATGAATTTACCTCGATCCCATGTTCAATTACCATACCTGAGTATCCTGAACTTGGGAATACCGCTAATTTCGGGGGTGCAGAATACGCACCTGACGTGATTTCGTTGACAAACATTTTCGCAACCCTGTACGGTGTTTTTATCATGTTAGGGTCATTCTTCCAATCATACCCCAAGGCCTCCAAGAACTTACCGTACGCCTCGGTGGCCCTTGCCAACATCTCGTTTCTATCATCATCGGAAAGAACGACGTTCCCTCCTGCCATTATTTTTTTCATATTTCGTGTTTTATCTCGTTTTTAACTAAGCATCTCTCTTATCTCCGAAGATTATTATATGTAAGCGGTCAGAGTAGAAGTAGCCCAAATCTATACATCTCTGTGCCAACCATTTTCTTTTCTCTGCCAGTTTCTCCTCGGTATCCCCCTCCGGCATCAGATAGACTATTACAGGCCAGAAGGGGTCCAGTTTAGATACCTCCTTCTTAATTTTCTGAACCTGCCTTTCAACTTCCTTTATATCATCCTCCGAGGACACCACATATTTCAACTGGGAGAATTTCGATTCCATGATCCATGACACTATAGCGGGGATGTTCTCCCTCGTTTTCGCGTGTTTCTCCGCGAATTCGCCCGAACTCGGAACGGAACTCTTCAATTTAGGTGAGATTGATACGACGTCTACGTACGTATCCTCATCCAGTACATCACCTCTCGCGATGGTTCCGTTCGTTTCCATGCTCACACTCAACTTATGTCTCCGACCTATCTCGATCAACGATTTCAACAATTCGGGATGAAGGGTCGGTTCTCCCCCGGTAATAAGCATGCATTTTATCTGAGGGTTCATGATTATGATATCGACGACATCGTTCAATGAATATTTACCCTTTTCCGGGTTCCACGAGCTGTAGGCCGTGTCACATATACTCCCTTTAAAAGTACATCTCAGGTTACACCCAGATGTTCTTATAAGAATATGGGGGACCCCCACCTTCATACCCTCTCCCTGTATACAGGTGTGCAAATCAATAATCGGTTGAATTTCTGAATAATCCATTTTTAACATAAATAAGCGTTATACAATTCTATAAACTCAGCGAGATCCAGTTCTGAGAATCTCCGTTCTTTCGCAATCTCTTTAATAAGATCAAGTTGATTTTCATAAAGCTCATCCGCCATCTCACCATACCCGCTCACCCTTAAATCAATCACAGGTAATGAAAGTTCAAATGCCAGACTTTCATCAAACCCATAGCGATCAACAAGATCATTTAATTCCTTTTTCGTTATCATAACTTCACTTGTAGTTCAACCTTTGGGTTCACGAATTTAATCCCTCGAAAAAGTTTATGATAAATCTCAGTTTTTGCCAGTGAAGGGCTAACTTCTATTTCTTCGGGATACATTTCCAAGTATCTATCATAATCATTTCGATCCGATTCGGCATAACCAGTATCTGTTTCATGAACTCGCACTGATTGCACAACCACGTTACCCTCACCATTGTTAAATTCTGTTTTTTCCAATATCGATTCAAAACAAGCGAAAAACATGGATGAGAGTAATTCAGCGGAGGGATTGCAAGGTAAAATTATCCACCTATCATTCATCGCCTGTATAAAATTTTTGTAAACCTCGTTATCCTTCGCCCACAATAAATGAGTATGATCGAATAAATCAACGACTTCTTTAAAATTACCAAGAAGACCGAAATCGACGACCATCCCTGCATTATCCAAACGATCCGAGGTCAAAAATAACTCAACTTTATAGCTGTGTCCGTGAATTGAATGTGAACACCTGTCCGATGTACAATTTCTCACAATATGGCTTCCCTCAAACTTAAACAATTTTCTAATTATCATACTATCAATATTTTTAAATCAACACCATAAAGATACACAATGTTTATCAGATAAACAAATCTTCAACCAACAATTCTACGTCTATATAGCGTAATGGTATACTTTCTCCTTTCGGTGTTGTGACGATTATTTTTTCCCAATTGGGATTATTCTCCTTCACAACACACACTTCACCCTGATACCTTACCTTTCTCCCTGATTTAAATGCGTAAAATCTATCATATATCACCGGACTGTTTTTTAAAGGATCATATTTCAAACTCGGCATCCCGTACGGCTGAAGAAACACATCCTTCAACATGCGATGGTATTCTTGACTATCCTTGAAAATACTACGCAGTTGATATTGATGCGAGATTTTCATTATCTTAACCTTTTTCTTCTCGCAAATATCATTACACATTTTAATAAAACAAGGTTCCTCGTACACCAAGGCCCTGAATAAATATGAGAAATATTCCAACTCCAATTGTTCAAAATATTCCCTTACCGTTAATTTTCCGTTCTGAGGTATCATATATCGTTTTATCTAGGTTATTTAAATAAAAATTCAAAGGATCCTGCATATCGATCAGAACTCGTTGTAAATATTGCATCGTCATATTTCCGGGATCAACATCTTTATCCTTTATCCGACAAACTTTCACATTGAAAAATTTACTCAAATGAAGTGCTGTTTCCTTGCTTTCCCTTAAAGCGTCCTCATCGTACATTAAGATCACCGTTTTGACGTTCGTTTTTCTTAATTGATTCAATTGACCCGGACTTATCTTCTTGCCAAATGTGAAGCAACATGCGATTTCTTGGTTAAATCCCAGGTTAATCAGATAATCAACGTTCACCTTATCAAACAAACCCTCGACCAATATCACCGTTTCTGTTTCCGGTCCGATAAAATTGTACCCACCCAGAATGTGAGAAAAACCATCCTGACTGTTCATGTATCGTAAAACCATTTTACCGAGACCTTCCTTGAACAACGTTCTATTATTATCATGCCACGTTTTATTGTATCGTGACCTTGCCAGCCACGCGACAACCCTATCTCCTTCCTTAATCTTGAAGATAATGTAATTATGCTTGGCTAACGTCTCCTCCAAAACTGATTTAGTGTATGATGGTTCAAATTCTTCATAGTGTTCCTTTAAAAAATGCCGGCTCTCCAGATACGGATCGTTGACCAAAGGTTTCAACCCAATGGGGAGTCTTGTATTTGATTGAACATTCTCTTCAATATCATCCTCTTCTTTGATTAAAGGTGTTAATTTAGTATTTTTTTTCGACATTTGGTAATCATTTCTTATCAAATCTTTTCGGTCCATTTTGATAAGATAATTACGAATACTTGTTTTCGTTCCGCATTTAAAACAATGGAATACTGCCGAATGTCCATCGTCCGTGAAAATTAATGCATTCTTCCCATCTTTCCCACAAAACGGGCACGATTCTTTCGAACTTAACCAACCTTTTTGGCCGAAGGGCTTGAGGTTTAATTCGGCGATTATCTCATCCTTATCAATAATCATCACACAACCCTCCCTTTCTGTTCGTTTGAATTAGATCTTGTTCGTTTTCTCCCACCACCATGTGTGTGTGTAATTTTTAAATCATAGAATTCCTCCAGGGTTCTCTTTCTATCATAGAACCGTCCGGCGTTATAATTCGTTGCCACTTTAAAAACAGGATCGATATTTTCATAATCACGGACCTTATCCTTGAAAATCCTACAAGTTTTATGTTTCACCTCCTCCAATGTTTGATTAATAGAAAATACCCAACTAAAAGGTTGAACAACAGTTCTATCACCTTCCGCGTAGCTTCGATCTATAACTTTTTCTTCGTCATTCCAAACTTCAAAAGGAACATCACCCGTCTGAATCGCGGTTACACAAGACATACTGAATTCCTCACACATATTTTTCAATCTTTTTCCACACTCCTGAAACTTATATTTTGGTCGGGGGTCATTATCAAAACTCGGTATACCCGTTCTTATCAGGTTAAATGAATCTATGATTAAAATCCTAGGAAACTTACCCACTAATTTCTTATATTCGAGGCATATCGTCCTCACATCAAGAATGGTCGCATCACCAAATTTCTTGAAACTGTAAATTTTAATATCATTCGCATAGGATTCTATATCCTTCAATGTCTTATGTAAATCATCAAGCTCATCCTGGGTGAAATTATCCTCCTTCAAATCGGTATACGTCTTAAAGGTCCACATCTGGGAATATTTCATATGTATTTTCTCTTTCGCCTCCTCACATTGAATATGAAGAACATCTGCCCCGGTAAGCGCGGATGTTAACCCCCTCCATCGTAACACTGTTGACTTTCCCACCCCGGATCTGGCCAACCATAACTCAGTGTCGCCCACATCAATTCCCCCGTATTTATCATCAAGTGCGTCTATTCCGAATGCAACAGGAGGTTGCTGTTCCGTTTTTTCGGCCCAATCTTTCCGACATTTATCAAAATCGCTAAACACCCCTAGAAACATCTCCGACTGAGCCCTTAATGAAAATTCCAAAATCCTCGTACTTTCCTCCTTGCTTAACCTCATCGCCTCTTCTTTTTTTCCTTCACCATAAAGATCAACGATGGCCTTGTTAAGGAGAAGAAATTCACTGTCACGAATATAGCTTTCAAGTTGATTTAAAAGGACTTCGTCATCAACAATTTGAGATTCCTTTATCTGATCAACCGCGAGTTGAACAGACTCCATGTCACTATATTTTTGGGAGATAACCCCCAGTGAAGGTATTTTATCATATTGGTGAAACTGTTCTTTCGCATCCTTCAAAATAAATTTATACCCCACTTCCTCTTTGGGAATAAATTTAAAATCAAGGTGTCTGTCAACAATAAACATCATTTCCTTGCTTAGAAACATTTTCCGAAACAGTTCACCTAAAAAATTTGCGTTTATTTTTTCCATATCAATCCAAATCAACAAAATCAATCATTGCCTGTACGTTGTTTTCCCTCAAATCTTGTATTGCCATGAACGATGACATGCATATATCATCATGTCCACAAACTGATTCAAGAGTCCCTTTCTTTGAGTTAAACGCGATTGAATTAAATTCACCAAACATCGTATCAACCAACTTTCGTGTGTTTTCATCTCCGTAAGGCACCCTCAAACGTGCACTTTCAAAAAACGCTGATAGTGAGGGTAGACCTGATTTCAGATCTTTTTTATTCCCTTCAGTTGTGATAAATTCCTCGACATTAACCAACCCCCTCTCCTTCGCCATACCCGCAAGAATTCTTTGAAATCCATTCGATTCACACACGGATTTGTTCGGTTTATATCTCGCGTTAAATTCAATAAGTTTATTCACTTGAAGATCATGGCTCGCACCCTGCTCTCTAAATATATTTATAAGATATATCAATCCGTGTGCATCCATACCCCATACAGTGTATACTGTATAATCGGCACCCACATTACCCGATATCGCAAAATCACATCCCACGACAACCCTGACTAACTTTATGGGGTAACTTTCTATATCATTTGCGAAACTGATATGTTCCATCCCACGTATCGATCTTTTCAGAAATTCATACGGGAAAATCGTTGACGTGTCCGCGATCGGCACAACTAGATATTCTCGGTTGAAAACTAACGTTCCAAGTGATTTCCGTTCCTCCGTTAACCTTTTAAACGTAAGACGATCAGGTGCTAACAGTTGACCATTTGGGAAAACCGCCGGGTATTCAAATACCTTGAATCGGCCATCTTTTTTTAAATCCCCGTAAATATCCGTTGCCGAATACGGTGTGTTGTGTGATATTATCCCATTCGAAATAAACCGATGAGAAATTGGGATTTTGAAATCAACGGTGTAAGACTCACTCTCAATTATCGATTTTATCGGTGCGAAATGATACTTCAAATTCATATTACTCAAAATAATCTGAACATCAGGATCATTTTGAGGTAAAGATAAAATCCATTTTTTTATCGGTCCGTTCATTCTTTTAAAAGAATGAACTTTCGTATAAAAATCCCCCGATCTCATACCGTAAAATTTCATCTTATCATTACCCAACGGATATTTTGATCGAATCTTTCTTAATATCACCGATTGAAACGGTATTCCTTTATCAATGCAAGAGGATTCTCTCCTAGTTTCTCGCGGAACCTTCCCTTTTCCTGAATAAGTGAACCCGATTTTCTCCATGAATAGTTTCACGCTCGAATTTTTGCTTATAACCAAATTGTATCCTGTTCGGTTTGATTTAACTAATTCGGTTGATTGGCATTTTTTCTTCTCAATACGTGAATCAATCCCCATGTTAAGAAGAAGTATTTGAATCTGCTGGATTAAACGAAAGCTCGTTGAAAAATAGCTTACATTTATTCCTTTATCTGAACGATGTCCGTGATAGCAGCATCCATCGCCATCAAAACACCCTCGAAGAAACCATATAACATCCTCCTCGGACGCACTCATGATTTTATCAGGAATTGTCTTGGTATGCGAATACATCCCTTTTCGATACCCTAAACTCAACCACGTGGAGATTTTCTCCTTGCTATTAAACGACATCCCTATGTGATTTTTCTTAGGGTGATACCCCCTCTCATTAATCAGAAAATTTCTTATACCGGGATTCTTTTTTGTTATCGTGACCCTATTTCCATAACCACTTAAATCCAACGTACCGTCCGCTATACAAAGCCCGATTTCATAAAGCTCCTCCCCTTCTATACCGAGAGAACGACCCCAAATATTTGACCCCATCTTAAACGCGACAAAATCTCCTTCATGCAAATCTTTCGCGATAACCCATTCGAATAAGCCCGTTTCCCGATTACATCTAAGTAAAGGATGAATGAAACTTGTTTCAATCTCCAATCCGTTTGAAAGGGTTATGATTTTTGTAGGAGTTTTTCCGTTTACGTAATAGTCTGTCGCGTTAACAAATCCCTCACCATCATGAATGTTTATATCAAGAGGGAAAAACCCTTTCTCTCTTGATATATCAACGGGAGATAATTTACCAATTTCAGTTAAACCGTTTTCGGTAAACACGTACGTATCCGGTCTCACACAACCGAGTACACATAAATAGCCGAACGGTTCCACGATCGGAGTGATTGACCCGTAAAAAACTTCGTGAAGCTTCTCCCTTTGCTCTTGTGAATACAACGAACTTTCATCAGGCAGGTCGTCGCATACGACGGCACCAACGTGAAGACCTCGAATCATGGAATCTTTCGATCTCAAATGGAGGATTGAATCTGTTTCAGTCGTGATTGATGTCGCGGCTAGTTTCGCCTTTCCATTTGGGTTTAATTTCTCCCTGATTATATCATTCTGATCTATTTCGGAGATGATCATCGCGATGTGCTTCTTACCGAGCGTTTCGTTGTTCGTGATCATACACGTTTCCTTACGATTCTTGTTATCAATACTATCCCTAAGAAACGTGGTTGGCCGGTCATAAGAATATAACCTCCATAAAATGAAAGCAAAACACCCCTCATAACTATTATGTACAACAGTCCCATCTTTCAAGAGAAAAAGGTGATCTCCGTCACAAGAAAAACCAACATAATCGCCATCACCGATACATTCAACCTTGAGAGAGGTTGATAAATTATCCTGCACCGTGATTTTTGAAGGTATCTTCTTTCTTTCTATTTTCACAGGAATTTCATCAACATCTCCCGAAATTGTTATCCTGTAATGAGTATAATCATGAAGGATGTTTTCACCCTTTAATGTTTTCACCTTTACATCTGCCGTCCGAGTTATAATCGAATTACATCTGAATCCCAATGATTGAGCAAGTCTTTGCGTTTGCTCTATTAAATTCCTGTCCTTAAATCCAATTTCAAAAGCATATTTACTTCGAGGATTTCCTTTTTTATACTGGGATGAACCGTCAGTATCAATTAACCCGGCTAAAAGTTTCAACCGTTGTTCCCTTGATCCAAGAAGATAAATTTCAGGTATATGCTTATTACCAAGAACCCCTAAATCTTTAAGAGCGGTTTTTAGGCGGTTTTTGAATAACCTTTCTTTTTCAATAATTCGATATGAATATTTATTTGAATTATGTTTTGACAAAATAAAACCGTTTTTCTCACAAAATTCATTTAAATATTCAATTATTTCATGATCAATAGTTGTCACTACGGGTTCCGTGTATAAACCATCACCCAACCACAACCCCAATAAATACGGATCAACAGGAAGGTCTTTTTCAGAAAGGTCCCACCCCTTCGTTCTATACCCCATTATTTTTCTCTGAGTGTACCCTGGCATAGAGGGGATCTCCTCAACGGGAATATTAAAGGTTTTCCAGCGCATATCTTTCCCAATACGTTTTTCATATCGAGATGGAACCTTCTTTTTGCAACAAACAATATGACCCTCGTTTACAACGTAATCAATACCCCATGTTTGTTTCACTTTCCACATTCTCGACCTACCTTTGTGTAAAGATAAAACGGTTCTTGGTTTTGAATCGGGTCCCATAACTTGATCTCCGATCGAAACATCCTTTATCTTGCGAATCGTTCCATCAGCCATCACTATTTCTGTCTCGGGGGATAAACACTTTCCCGATGAGCGGCTCGCTAAAATACAGTTATACAAATATAACTGGAATAAGTTACCCCATTCAAGGTTTCTCCATCCCTGTCGAAACGTTGGAAGACAAACAGTTTTAAAATAATTATAACTCTGCTTACGTAGCGAGAGGTCCATGCTCTTCTCCACGTTGGCGAGATATTCCAGTTTTTCCATGTCAAGAGTTCTATCCATGTGGGTAACGATGCATGTTTGTTCTCTCATCACGGATAGAAGGCGATCCAAATCATTTTCATAACCTGAAAGTAACTCTTGGATCGCCTTCGGTGGTAAACTCGATATTATCTCCCTGACGTAGTTATCTATATAGCTTTCTTGTACGCGAGATAATAACATCATGATGGTATCTGAAATTTAAATTGTTCCCTGAAAGATCCCTCACCGTTTGATTGGGATGCTACACCTTCTCCTCTCAATTTTTTGATATACGTGATAAAAAGCTGTGCGTTCGATCTTGTATCATAAATCGCCCTGTGAGCTCCCACCAAGGCGATATCGTTATTACTACAACATGTCGCAAGCTTATAATCCTGTTGTTCAAGAGATGAATAATAAGCTAGTTTCTGCGTGTCCTCAACCCATTTCACATATTTCCATACATCATCACCGTAATATTTGAATAATTCGATCGTGAAAGGGTGGTCAAACCCTGTGAAATTATGTCCACATACAATCGCTCCCTGACGCGGATTCTTATATTTCACATATAGATCTTTTATCTCCTTGTAAATGATTTTCGGATCCTTTCCTTGTTCCTCCAACATATCCAGTGTGAGACCGTTCACCTCTAACGCTTTAGGTGTGTAGACGAGACCGTCTTTGTAATGAGGCTTAAATAACGATTGGTACTCTTCAATCACCTCCAACTTTTCCATATCAACGACAACGCATGCCACCTCGCATAACGCTATATCAATGAACGGTTGATGGTCTTTATCGGGTAATCCCCCGGTCTCATAATCTTGAACGATTACATATTTTACACTACTTTTCGCCATTTTCTTTCAATAAATTATACGTTTTTATTCTTGGATCTTTTTTTGAGATCACCTTTTCAATCTTATTTCCTCCCAAATACTTAGGTAGGCGACCCCTGTTGCAATACGCTTTCACATCGTGAATAGTGAATTCCTTCGCTACACCCGACCCTTCCGTGGAAACGGGGGTTTTCATTTTATTCTCATTTAACCAATCTCTCAATGTTGAAAGAGTAACCCCCTCCAAAACAAACTTATTATCCATTCTTTCTTCTTACTATTAAATCAAAATCATCATCACGGTCGTGTTCATCCGTATACGATAATACGGTGTTGTAAATTAACGGTCGACTCGTGACGTCTAAATCCCCTCCGTTCAACAATATGGCCGGATTCCCATTTTCATCCTCGGTTTTCTCCCACGAGAAAATCTCAGATACCTTGATACAGGTATAATTAAAATCTCTAAACAAAAGAGCGGTCCCTTTAGTTGACACTGAAACCCCACCCACTAATTTTTTAGTGGGTATGTTTAACGATAACCTCGTTAATTTCTCTTCAATATCCTTATCACTCACTGTCTTGTACTTCTTAAAAACATGGGAAACCTCTTCTTTTCCACATTTTTTAAGAATTTCCAACAATAACGTGATTATTCTGATATCGCCATTGGATATCGGATTGATATATCGATCACCGAACACTTCGCGGTGGAGATCCGTCATATTCTTGATAACTTCCTCATTCATGATGTAAAAATACGATTTTAAATTCAATAAACAAAGTTTATTCCTTTTTTCTTTTCAAAAAAGCCTCGCGTGATCTGAAATCATGGGTGTAATGACAATCAATGCACCATAACTTGATATTATCCTCGTTCAATCTTTCCTCCGTGTGAGCACCCTTACCCTTCACATGTGCAAAAAATTGTACTCGAGGTTCTTCTCCCAGATAACAACCACAATGTTCGCAATAATGAGGCCTCAATTTCCATATTTTAAGAAACAAATCCTTCTCACCCGTTGCCTTACGAGGTTTTCGTTTTATGGGGGTGGGTTTCAACCGTCCGGGTGTGAATGATGATGGCACGCTCACGCGACCTAATCTCTCCCTGTTACAATAATCGCATAATCCGTACTTCTTATTCACTATATAGGTCTCCCTCCCGCATTTATGACAAACACCTCTACTCTTTAGCATATATTTCGTTCCAATTACAGGTTGTGATTGGTAATCCCTCACTAATCATTCCACCAAAAGTAATTTCAATCTGATTTAATATATACTCCTCCATGTTAACAACAATGTTTTTTATATTTACAATTCTTACAAAACGGGTTTGCCTCATCGTAAAGAACACCCCCGAAATCCAAACAATTCAAATACCCCCGTGATGTGTTCCAATACATTTTACGCTGTTTGTTTTTATAATCCGCCGACAGCTTCAACGAATAACTTTCTCTAAGAGGGTTTTTTATCGTTTTGGACTCCTTGTATTGCTGGAGGTAATATATTTGCTCCTCCGTCCTTTCATTATAGCGTAAATACATTTTTTCACTATAAATCCAATTCAATTCGATGTGGCGTCGTGTTAGGAGACCCTCATAGCACCAAAAAGCGTACACGGAATAATTCCATATAAAACTATCACCGCTGCTAATGGGTATCAACTTTGTGAACTTCGAGAGCATCCTTAGATTTCTCGAAGTTCTGGGTAAACGATATTCGGGTTGCAAGTACTTTCTTTGGTATAAATACTCAAAAACGCGAATTATCTTATATACAGGAACCATCACCTATTTTTTGAACCGACCTAATTCGGCTCTCAGAGATTCAATGTTCGTACAAGGATCGTTAGATTCAAGACCCCTCACTTTCAAATAGGCCTCGTATGCTTCAGGAAAATTATCCTTCAATGAATTTTCTGTTGTTATCCCTGATAGTGCGCAATCGATCTGATTTTTTAGACTAAAAATCTTGTGGGTTAATCGAGCCCATGCTAAAACAAGCTCGAACACTTTGTTTAAAACAGCCTCATCTTTCGCTATAAGACTGATGATATTTGCCTTTGATTTTCTCTCAAAATCATACCTATATGGTATATCAGAAAAGTCAATCGATTCGACATACATCCCCTCGATTTTTTTACGTTCAGGTAATCTCGACCAATCACCTTTAATATTGAAAAAATCACGAGGACCGTACCACTCAGAATCTTTCGAAATTAAACCGGGATATTTTTCATGAAACTTAATCACCTCGTCGGGAGCTTTACCTTGTATAAAAGACGAAATCTCATCTTTTATGTTTTTACGAATTTCATTCACTTCTTTCCGAGTCGGTTCAAGAAGTTTGTTCCTAATAGCCTCTCTCTCGGCCTTATTTAATCTTTTCACTGCCATAATTAATTGGTATTAATATTACTTTAACAGGATAAAGATACACAATGTTTATCTATTTGCCAACAATAAAAGGAGGAATTTTCCTCCTTTTATATCTTTTAATTCCACTCAACATTTAATTGCCAACTCTCATCGGTTTCTTTCTTCACACTCTCAAACCAATACAATTTATTCTCCATCGGTTTTGCCACATCCCTATAATCTTTCATCACATTATCGGTATCTATCTGCCTGCACACCCATATACCGATAGATCCATTGGGAGGTATCGCCCCTATATTAAGTTTATTCTCGGAATCAGTCGTTTGAAAATCTCCGACAAAAGGTTTTGAATAGATATCCGGGATTCTTTCCATGACGGGTCTCCCCTCCTTATCAACATTCATGGCAACGGGAGCGATCAGGAGAGTTCCTTGATTTAATTCACCCGCTGTTGTCATATATAATGTCACATCCGTCGCCTCCTGATCCGAATCATTAACGAGGACGAGGGCCCGGTATTCAGTTTTAGCTTTCGATGCCCCGTACACGGAGATTTCACCGAATAAATTATCAAACTCATCATTTCTCACGGTTAACTCTGATATATAACCGCCGATCGATCCACTCGGTCTATTAGGCCCTTGACCCGAATTCAAACTCGTTGTATAACACAATTTCATTTTTCTTCTCTTAAATGGTCCAATACTTACGTAACGTATCCTGATCACTAACCGTGATCACTCCGTTATTATTAACAACTTTTGCTAAAAGGAATTCGATATCCTGAACATACGCTGGAGGGCCGCCATTAACCGATTCAGTCAATAACTTCGACGCGTTATATCTATCATATGAATACAATCCCTCTTTCTGTTCGTCTGAGAAATTAGTACCGATGGGTAATGTACCGAGAACAACCATTTTTAGATTCTGCTCGGCAACCAAACTATTATATGAATTAATAATCGCGGAAGTTCCGTTCACGACATCAACAACTTCGTATATGCCGTTATTCAAAGGATCTGACCCGTCTTCTTTCTCAAACTTAATACTGATTGGTGCCTGACTTCCCTGCCCTCTTAGAACGTTTAAGAAATCAGTGTTTAGCCCGTTCAAATTTCCATTCACATCGACCGATACGTACCCATCCTCCCAGTGAACGATATCATACGCTAGAAAGACATAATAAGGTATCCCGTTGTTGGGAACTTCTAGATATCGTATTTCAGGTACTGTGATTAACTGTTTGTTCTTCGTAACGATATACCCCGGGGTTATTTTAATCGTGCCGGGATTCGAATCAGCTGTCACTCTTAGCTCTGTCGAACTCGATCCCCCCGCTGATGATACTATCCCCCATGATTTCGTTATCCCCATCAACAGGGTCTTGCAGAAACCCAGTTCGGAGAGAAACTCCTGACTTTTTTGTAGCTCCTCCTTTGAAAGAAACGTTCTTCTGTTATAATTTAATTTACTCATATATCCTTTTGTTTTAATCAACTAAAATCAAATTCCAACCTTTTGCTAGCACCAAATCACGAGAAGGCCCACCCTCTTTTAAATAAAGATCACTGTTTGAATAATAATACTTACCATCAGTTGTTGAATTTAAGTAACGTAAAAATCCGTTGTAATTACTCAAAAGTTCGGATGCGACACGAGCGTTCTCGGCATGAATTTCTTTATATGAAGGTGTCTCCGATGAGACTACCATGGTGCCGGCTGAACATCCTGCAAAATTCAGGTATGTTATCCTCGTTGAAGTGAAAACTTCTATCCGCTCCAACTGTTTACAATTCTCAACAGACATCCATCTTAAATTAGCACAGTATTTTACTGTACCACCGACAGATTTTTGAACCTCCGTTCGAACCGCAGTTGAACCGCTAATATCAATCACTTCAAGCCCCTCCATATGATAAAGAGGAACCCAACCTTCATACGCGTCTTGTGGTGAGAATTGCGTTAAATTTCTCAAATACAACTCTTTCAGTTTACTTGATTGCAATAACGCGTAATAAACTTGCGCACCCGGAAGATTCACAGAATCGGATAAATCAAGATACTCCAACGAAGTGGGAACCGCGATAAGCAGGGTTTTCAATGAGTTATTCTTACTCAGATCTAATTTGACAAGATTCCGTGTTACAATCCCGAACGCGGGTATTGATGTGTTCGATGATAGCCAAGTTTGAACGTTCATTATCGAATTCCACCAACCGAGTCCATCAATGGTCATATCGGGGTTATTATTTAGGTTGACATTCAATAAATTCGAATTATTCGTCAAATCTATAAGTTTCAACTGATTATTGCTCGCATTGAAATCCTCTAGCTTATTACCCGCTGCCAACGCTTTTCCAAATGTTATCGAAGGTTGACCTGATGATTGATTTTTTCCCAGTTGATTATACGAGCAATTGAATTTTCTCACATAATCGATTGTAGATAAATCCAACGTTGTTAATTCGTTGTATGAACAATTAACAAGTTCAAGTTTAGGAAAACGGAGCGCACCGACATTTTTATAGTAATTGATCAGCAATTGAACATCACTATCGGAAAAGTATCTATCAGTTATGATAACATCCTGCGCTCTTCCTTTAAATAACCTCCACCCTAATTGATATCCCCGGCCGAATGATATATGCTCGGTTCCGGTAAATCCAAGTAATCCATCATACGATAACGTGTCGCCTCCGGGTGTTGTTGATGTCGTGTATTTAACACCGTCAACATATATCTCGGTTAACCATGGGCCACCATTCCACTTAAATCTGAACATGACATGTTGCCATCGGTTAGGAGTTAGCTGGATCGCTTGACAGGTTTGACGCCCCGATCTCGTATAAAGGTCGACCGTTAATTTATTTTGGAACGTATTTTGCCCCCATCCAATCGCCCATCCAAATTGTCCTGTATTTAACCCGAAAAACACACCACCACATAACCCCTGATAAGAAGTGACATCAGTTGGATAAATCATGAAACTACCCGAAACTTCTGACGTTACATTCGAACTCATTGTTAAAGGTAACTTAGCGTAAGTGCTTCCCATTTGGAGAGCAGATCTACCTTCTTCGTAACCTTCGACATAGCGCGGTTGCCCGACAATTGATGAAAATTCGAGTAAACTCTTATTCATTTTATTCATGTTTCCGTTAAGCAGATACGCTATGTGGATCGGGGTGGTCATTGAATTAACCACATCCTCGACATTCTCCGCCGTTGAACCACCCTCCGGCGTGAATGTTAGATTGGTGAGATTGTTATTATCGCAATTCAATGTCGTTAAATTCACCGTGTTCGTTAGATTCAATGTAGTCAGTAGGTTTTCACTGATATTTAATACCTGCAATGACTCACCTATTGCGTTTGGATCAAACGAGGTCAATAAGTTCTGATTCAGGTTCAAATTCACGATATTTTTACATCCCGTATAATTAAATGTGTGAATTTGATTGCTATATAGATAAACGAATTTCAACGCGTTATCCGTCGATATATTAACCGTCTCCAAGGCATTATTATACCCGTTTAAGGTTTCAAGTACAGGGTTGTTCGAAACATCCAGTGTTTCCATCAACGCATTATTCGTCGCGGTTGCCGTTTTTAAAACAGGGCAATCATGTAACTCGACAAATTTAAGCTGAGGTTTATTACTGATGGTAAACTGGGTGAAGTTATTATAACTAGCATCAACATTGACAAGATTATTACTTGTCACAATACTTGCAGCCGAACTATCCGTCAGTAAATTGTGTGAACAGTTCAGTCCCCGTACGCCGGGATGAGAACTGAGGTTAAGTGATGTTAATTGATTATTATCAACATCAATATTCTTCAACTCAGTGTTATTCGTTAATGTTATCGATGTCAATTGATTGTTGGATAAACTCAAATTCGCAAGTTTCGTGCAATACGGGGCTGAGAACGTTGTTAACTTATTGTTATCCATCGACAGGGTAGCAAGGTTACCGTTTGTACTTAAATCGATCATAGTTGAAATCGATGTATTATCAGTTCTTAAACTCTGCAATTTACCATCATTCAGAACATTCACGCTCGTCAAAATCGAGTTATCACCACAATCAGCCGTCAATAAACTACCGCACCCGGATATATCAACTGAGGGTAATTTCGAGTTATTCGTCACATTTGCCACCGTCATCGCCGGACACTTACTCGCTGTCAACGTCGTTAGAAGGTCTATCCCCGTGACTGTTAACGAGGTCATCACGGGCATATCGGCTATTAATAGAGTGGTAAGTTTCGGGTAACCCGCCCCCGTGAAATTACCCGTGGAGAGGTTATTCTTTCCTATATTCAAATCGACTAAGATGTTCGATGATGGGATTGTGAACGTGGTTAATTTATTATTATATACCGTGATCAATTTCAGACTCGTTGCGTTACCCAAGTTCAAAGATGTCATTTGATTATTATCGGCATTCATGTTGATAAGCGCAACATTCGCGGCAACGTTAAGAGAAGTCAACTTGTTATCGTTCAAAAGTAAGTTTTTTAACGATACGAGGTTACTCAAATCAAGCGACGAAAAGTTATTTCTCCCCAAATCCAAGTAATTCACATTCGGATTCGCGGTTAGGGATAGATTGGATAATTTATTATTCTTCAATGAAATCGATGTTACCTTTGTTAACGATGATATATCTATCTGGGTTAACAAATTATTATCCATGTTAAGAACATCGATATTCGGCATATTAGTAAAACTGACCGATATAATTTCGTTATCGGGTACGTTCAATGTCGTTATATCCCCGTCATTGATCACGATAACGTGTTGGGCCTGATTATCAGTATACCGGTGTGTTAGAACGTCGGTTGTCGTCACACCATCCCCCCAATCAACAACCAACTTCCCATCATACTGAGTTCCCTCGAAAGAAAACGCACGTTTTGACGTGACAAAATTCATCAACGATTTTTTGAACACGACGTTTGCGACTATGTTTTTGCTCATCGAAACCAGATATTGATTCGAAACTGGCTTCATCTCCCCGTCTATCTCGACCGAATCTATCTGATACCCAACACTGGGTGTGATTCTGATAGTCGCGATATCCCCGGCTCTGTACGTCCCGGCACCCACAACAACACCTCCGGCTGTTGGAACCCAGTTAACTGTAAGAACGAAGAACATAATATCAACACCCGTTAAATAAGTTGGTAGCAGAACATTGTTCTTGTAACTTAAAAGGTATTGCTCCGTGAAGTTCTTAATATATGATTCCTCCCTCCCGGAATTATTATAAAAGTATGTTGCAATCGGTAGTATCGAACTCAAGTATCCCCGCTCGATCGATAATTGTAGCGGTTTTACTTTGATATCTCGTATTAGAAGTGCCTTATCGCCGCTCTGATATGTTTGTGTTATAACGGGCGTGAAATATCGCATATCCTTGTGCGATAACAAGGGTGTCCCGTTTAGGAAGTTAAGTCTCACATTCGGGTTCGGATATTCATCCGCTCTTAATATAACCGCACGGAACCAATATTCAACACCGATCTGATTTATCACCCGTGGTGTATCCTTGTCGTAAAATGAATTCTGAGGCTGCCCGGTCTGAGCGTTGGAAAAATCCAAGGGTGAGAGATTTTTATCGTAACCCTTCACACCGAAATTCAAATGATCGGGCGCGGTTACCTCACCGGAAATGGCGATGACCCTGAAATAAATCTCATAGGGTATGGAAGGCGAGATCTTCAACAATTTTTCTTTATCAACAGGTGCTTCAATACCGTTCGTCCCCGCGGATGTTGCCAACCTCAACCATTCATAGAGTCCGTGTTGAAAAACATCAACTGAACCAACGACAGGATACTTCGATATATCCTTAATCGATTCGGTGTACTCATATGCCTTCATCGCGTTAACGATCTGCTCCGTTCCGATCCACATGGGCGAGGAGAAATCACAACACCAGCCCAGATCCTGTCTCACTAAGTTAAAAAACATGAATTCCTCGTCCGGGTTATAATTAATCAGTCTCAAAAATTCCCCGTTCACCGTCCCGTCCATGTCTATGATGTTACGCGTTCCCCTTTTTCGAAATTCATCTATGTAATGCGAGAAGAGATAATTTCTCTGTAATTGAGTTTCCTCCCCGGAAAGGGCCAACCCCCTTCCCTCCAGAAATAAATTGAATAGAATGTTATTTCCCGGTATATCCTCAAACTGTCGTGCCATGTAAACGATCAGAGCGAAAAAATGCGTTATCGATAGCCAATAATCGATGAAATCCTTACTATTCTCCGTGTAATCTCTTTGTACATATTTAGGAAGTATTCCTAATTCATATAATTTTTCGAGCACGTTAAAAGCCCAGCCCAGAACATTGATATCATTAACATCGAAAAATTGCTTGAAATCCGTTTTCGAATATATCGTATCATCGCCTTGACGAACCTCGCCTTCAAGCTGAACCCAGTTAAAATAGAGCTCTCCGTTCTGTCCTTCGTGTTCATACGTGTATTCGAATAAAAACGATTCCTTTTCCTTGATTGGAACGTTTTGTAGGTTCGCGGCGGTCAGATTTTGCCAATCACTCCAATTTGTCCCTATATCTTTTGAATAGCGGAATTTCTTCTGATAATACATATCGACCGTTTCACCGGATGTGTTATCTATGAAACCGTATAACAAAACTAAGCCCAAAACGGGTACATCAGTACTGATATGGAGCACATCGCCATTCTCCGTTGTTTTATTCTCAATGATCATAAATACTTTCGTTTATTCCGTAAAGATAAAAAAAATAATCCTTTAAACAAAGGATTATTCATCTTGTGTATCTATCCCGTTAATAAACAGGATCAGGTTGTTTTCGTCACGATAAACTTTTGGGTGACTCCCTGAAATGTAAATTCAAAAACTATATCACCTAACGGGAAAACATTATTATTAACCGGTAAATACGCTCCACTGCCGTCAAGATTATTCTTGATCTCTTTCATCGACCTGGTTATATTATACGGGATTGTAATTCCAGCGACGGTCACGGTCGCCTTGAGTGAGTACCCACCCAGCGACCCCTCAACGCCAACATCAGGAGACATCGACCGGTTAAAATACAAACCATTTATTGCACTCGTTATGATTTTATTCGTTTCCGACGCTGCGGTCATATTAGGCTTGATATTATCTTCCGTGGTACCCGTTCCACCCGTACAAACGAAAGGCCTCGTTGCTCCCCATGAATCGATAGAAGGTGATTTCGATGTACTCGGCAACATATTACCCTTATACACCCGGTATAAAAGATTCAGTTCCACGGGTGTGAGTGCCCGTGAAAAGTAGGCATATTCTTGGAGATAACCTTGCCACCAATCTAAAGGAGGTACTGTCGTGTGGAACGCCCGGCCCAACCAGATATTACCATCCCATGTATAATCCCGACCGTCATATCGACTCGGACCACCTAAAGGGTATTGATCCGGCGTCATCAGCCCGTATTTCTCCCCGTTCAGGTAAAATTCAATGGTGTTAGATGATACATCGAGGATCATTATCAAATGATTCCACCCGTTCACGATCCAATTATCAACATCCGCTTTACACACTTGATTTGATGAACCGTTATAAATTTGGAATCTCATCGGCGTGGATGACGGGTCTCCGTTCGCGACGTCCAAACCGAGAGCGTATCCCAGACCGGAAGTTCCCGGGCCGTTTAAAACACCACCCATG